CAATAATGCGTTTTTGCGCCCAAAGGGTATCAAATACATCAATTGTATCTGCACCATCAAAACCTGCATCAAAAACCGCAATTTATAATCGGCAAAACGAAATGTGAACGAACACAAAACGAAATGTGAATATTAATTGCGCAAATATACGCAAAAACACAAAACGAAATGTGAATAAGCGTGGCGCAAAACACAAAACGAAATGTGAACATTAATTGCGTTTTAAAAATAAATTAAAAGCCCCCTTCACAGGGGGCTTTTTCGATGGGAAATAAAGCACAAACATGGCATTAGGTGGGTCGATACTTATCAGGCAAAAGGGAATAAATGTCGTAGTTGGCGGTAAGAACTTCCATTTTCTTCCTGCCCGTACCCGACTTAGCAGATACAGTAAGCCGTTGCTCAATCTTGATGGACTGCCAATTATGCTCGCGGACATACTTCTCTAGTTCGGGATACGGGTAACTGCTCAAAAGAAATTTACCTTTAATGTTTTTTAGCACCTCAAGTAATTCCATAAAATTAGCCATCGTGTAACCCGAATAGTGAGCCTGGTCAGCATTGGGGTAAGGAGGGTCAAGATAGAAAAATGTATCTTCTCTATCTCTTGACTTGATAACCTTAATCGCGTCTGTACATTCAATTTGCGTCAAGTCTAAACGCTCCTTCAATTCAGGCAGGAAAGACTCTCTCTTATTCTTTGTGCGGAGTTCAGATTTATTTTGCTTTACACCGTAGCCGAATGAATTGGAAATCATTCCTGAGAATCCAATCGTAGTGAGAACCCAAAAAGACCAAGCCCTGCGCAACTTGCTGAACATTTCAGGATTGTTGTAAATTACCCATGCTTGGCGGTGGATAGCCCTCGAATGTGGAGTGGATTGTACAAGTTTCTGAAGCGCATCAAAATTAAGCTGACATTCTTGATAGAAGTCAGTAGCGAACATATTGATGTCATTAATGACCTCAACATTAGATTTCGGCTTGGCGAAGAAAATAGCTGCACCGCCAATAAACGGTTCACAGTACAAATTGTGGGATGGGATGAGGGGCAAAATGACAGATACCAAATTCTGTTTGCCCCCATAATACGTAATGGGAGTTTTCAATTTTTTCATAAGTGATAGAAATAAGGTGCGAATGGTCTTGATGGGAGTAAGACCATTCACAATTAAACATTATGCCGTAGCACTAGCCCATTCGCGGGCAGAGTCTTCTGTAACTTGACTGAAATCGGCTGAACCCGCATTTGGGGACAACGCAACTTGAATTTCACTAACGCGCTTGCCTAATTCCTGTAATTTGACTGCCGTTAGATTTTCTTGCTCCGCAGAGCGAAGGCATAATGCATTAAGTTGTTTTTGGATTCCATTCAACTGACTTTGAAGCGTAATCAAAGTTGAAGATTGCGGAATCAATGCTTCTGAAACTTTCATAAGTGATAAATTAAGATGGGAAATTAATTATAAGAAACTATAAAACTCTAATGATATAACTTAATGCTAGATAAGGATTGATAATATTAACAGGGTCATTATTACCCGTAGAACCTGTAAAACCGCCATGATTATGATTTCCCGCTAAACCTGTAGGGGCTAACGGAACAAATCCAAAATCAATAGAAGTATTCCCCGTATTATGCCCAGAAGCGTTACCGTTTGCAATGTCATTATTTTGTCCCATATCATTGTTGCTGTGATAGTGTTCTCCGCTATCACTAATAGAGTGATTATGTGCGGGCAAATTACCTACATTAAGGGATACTTGTGAATTACCTCCTGTTGTCCCCAAATTGCTATTCGCACCTCTAGCAAATCTGTCGCGCAAGTCAGGCAACTTAAATTCGCCTGTACTGCCCGCACCGTAGGTAGTACCGATGATATTATATAAGGCGGTATATTCCGTATTGATAAGATAATTGAGCGTCTGACCTTCACATTTTAGCCAATTCGCGGGAGGCGTATTACCCGCAAAATTAATGATACTTGCCAAGGGCATACTCTCATTTCTTACCATTGCAGAAAATGATAATTGTGATTCTAAAGGGGCTGTATTAGCTCCAGCAGTAGTTGTAATTCTTGCATACCTATTTTGATGGAGATTATAGGAGTTCATTCCATCTTCCATCTGAGTTGGGTCAAGAATGGGGTCTGAAATTACAACGCGCTCAAAATACAACGGAACATTCGCGGGTAAGGGGGAGGGAGTTGCTTGCACATACAAGGGTTCTCCATCTGTCCAAGAAATTAAACCTTCGCTTATTGCGACAAAACCAACCGCAGGATAAGAGATTGTACATCCGCTTAGAATGCAAACAGAGGAGATATTACTAAGTTGCATTGCGCGAGCAAAGCCATACATCAACCTAATATAATCAGATTGATGAAAATTCATTGTATTCTGAATGAGGGGATAACCTCCTTGCTTTGACCAATCAATTTTATTCATTTTTAGTAATATTTTATTTCGTATTGAACTCCTGCAACTTTGTATTTATCAATCAATCCTTCCATTTCGGATTGTGTGAATGAAAACCAAGATGGCACATTAACAATGAATCTATCCGAGTTGTAAAATTCCTCCTCCTGATACAGATACTGTGGACCAGCGTTTCCATTATTGGCATTTGGTGGAGGCGCAGGAGAGGCTGTATATTCGCTCTTCTGATATAAGGGCAAAGTAATGCCTTCCGACTGCTGATAAATAGCCTTCACATCTACGCCACCTGTCTTATCTTGAATGTAAATGTAATAGCCCACATTCCCTACAGCTTCGCTAGGATTGAAATACCCAAAGTACCAAAGGTTGAGTAGCCTCTCCAAAACAATCGTCTGTCCATTCCAACTTACAGTCAAAAAAATATACAGCCTGTACGCCAAAAAAGATACAACTCCATTTCCACAATTAGGATATTTCCACTTAGGCGTAAGGCTTTGCGCATTATGCAGAATATCCAAAGGGCGCAAGTAGGAATACAGGAGTGCAATGTTTTTCTGCAAACGCCTAGGCGGAGGAAGTATTCTTATTATCTGTGTTAAAACATCAATATAATGCATACCTTATACATTTGATGGAGTGAGCGTTAGTGTTCCGCTTAATGGGAAAATAGAATTAATGCGAGCGTGTCCCGAATGGGTAACATAGTACCTATTCACTGTTACAATGTTGCCTTGAGCATCCTCTGCCTCTACAGAATTAATTTTCACATCAACTACTCCCACAACCATCTGAATCGCATCTCGCAGTTTTTCTATATGAATCACCCCATTGAATGGAAGTGAAATAAAATAATTATTAATGGCGGATTCCACTTGCTGCTGTATGAGTACAGGATTTGCAATTGGGGAATAAAATATCTCTGCCAAAACTTTCATTTTATCTGCATCAGCAGAAATACATTTAATGCGGATGCCCGCAAACTTTACCCGCTGAATGTACGCTTCAAAAGAAGTGAGTTCTGACGAGTCAAGAGCCGTTGGATTTCCGCCCGAATCTTTTGCCACTTTCAAAAGAATGCGGTTCATTGCACCTTCTGCCGCTGCTGCATACTTAATTATTTGGTCAGCTTCGTTGATGCTTGTATATTTGGGCTTATTACTATCATCAAAATATAGCTCATAAGTTACCGAAGAATTGTATTGAAATTTTTTTGCAGTGAAACAATACCAAGGCAGACTGCCGTATTCCTGTTGCTCAATCAAAGCTTCCACATCTGCACGAAACTCATCCCACATATCTTCTACCATTTTTATAATGGAAGCAAATACGTACATCCACGACCTCCACCTTGAGGTTTGGGAAGGCGAATTATACTCGCTAAGAGAAGGCTGCGCATTTTTGGCAGTTTCTATTTTTGCTTGGATTTGTGCTATTGTTTCCGCCATTTTTTAAGGTCTATAAATTTTCGTTGAGAATCTTATTCCTCCCCTTCCATTTTGATTTACTTCTTTTGTGATGTCGCATTTTTCAACAATGAATCCATCAAGTTCAAGATGGAATTTTAGCTTTTGTCTTCTGAACGCTAATTCTTCTCGTGTCAAGGTCATGTTTTGCATTTCGCGCATGGCAAATCCACAAAATGGGAAGTTTGCATAATGTCCAGGATATCCGATTTTTATGTCTCGCTCATGCTGCCAATCGGAATACTCAACTCCCAAGTCGCCATCGGGAGTTACAGCCAAATCGCCATCTTTATCTAATTGAATATCCTCTGCTAACATCAGCTTACTTTTTTACCAAGTTTTAAAATTCTTTTAAAGGTGTCTTTAAACTCCACTTCTGTTGAGTCTATTTTGTAAATTCCTTGCCTTTCGGGATACCAAGAATCTACGATTTCGATTGCTTCCAAGGGCAGGTAAAAATCATTGCCAAAAACCGTAATGCTACCCGTATATCCTGCCTTATTTTTTTTCTCAAATTCTGATTTGGCAATATTTTGAATGGTTGCCAAATCGCTCACATTCTTCAGTTTTATTTCGATTACTTCTCCGCCATCTTCGCCTTCCGAATGAGTAAGCGTTTTTCCTGTTGCAAGCGTAGAAACAATTTTCACTTTCAGTTTTTGCGCCTCCGCCTCCACATACTCCAAATTTGGAGAAGGCAAATTTCTAATATCTATTTTTCGCGGAGTTGCGCCCGTCATGGAAGAAAGATAAGGCATTCCCACAATCAATACGCCATTTCGAAAATAAGAATAGACCATGTTCTTTTCCCGAATATCCTTCAAAATTTCCGCAACCGTATTATTCGTGTATCTCAATGTTCCCAAATCCGCTTCAAGTCTAATATCCGCAGTCAAATGTAAAGTTGGAAATTTCGCATTAACAGCTGCAATCATGGAATTAATAATCTCCCGCAAATTCCCATTCGTTTCATGGCAACTATAATTCACTTGCTTCAGCCAATACATTTCATCGTCAAGATATATCTGTACAGGAATATCAGTCGCCACCTTCCGAATGTAACCTGTGTACTCCTCATTATAAGAACCATTATACCCCAACTCAATTTTTACTTTTTTACCTGTTCGGTAAATATCCTTCAATGCCACACCTGAGAAATTTTGAATGTTTCGCGGCAACTCAATTGTGGCAGTATCTGTTAAAGTTTGCCATGACCTATTGATTTTCACACCTGCTGTGAAATACAAAGGTTGGCAACCTTCAATGGATATTTTCGAGTCAAGTATCATTTTGTTGATTGGTTGTAAGTTTCATCAATATTAGTGAGCGTAGAGCAACATCGCGTATATCCTCCTGCCTCAAAAGGGTTGGCGAATTCAAGAATTCCTGAGAAATCATTATTCGGGTCTATCTCCCTTTCCTCCGCCCAATAAAGGCACATAAAAAATGGAGTACCGCAATCCGCGTAAGATTTTGGAATGTATATATTCACTACTTCATTTTCATTCTGCGCATAAAACCCTAAATTGCCATAATAGGAATTAATCCATTGCGCAAAGAAATAGGCTGCTTGGCAAAGATTAGAAAGGAAAACGCCATAAAATGCGAAGGTCGAAGCATATTCAATACGGGGGCATTCAGTTGCAGTGAGAAATAAATAAAATACACGTTTTGGAAGCCCTATAAATCGAAGCGAAAGAAGCGCGTAACCTTCGGGAATATTGCACCCATCAGTCACTGGTCGTGTATTAACTTCACCCGTAACTACTCTTATATCCCTATCCTTATATATCTGCTGAACGGAAGCTGCATCGAAATCCTTCAGCGGAGAAAGTTTTTCATACACGAGTTTTTGTCCAGGACGAATATTTTCATTCACGCCATCTCCCAAACCATTTTCACGCGCAAACTTCAGAAGATAATCTAGGCTGCCATAAACCTGCAAACATACATCTCGCAAGTTTTGGTTTTCTTCCACCAATACATCTAAATATTCTGTTGCCATAATTCCTTATAAAAATCTTGATTGAACAAATCTAATCTGCCCGTTTTCGGAGAGTATCTCCAAAGGATTGTAGGCGACTGCATTCAAACTGAAAGGCTGTACAAAAGGAAATCCATCAAGTGGCGGAAACTCCCAGTCAAGCACTTGGATTCTATATATGCCGAGTGTGGTAAGTTTTTCATTCACTATTTCTCTAGGATAAGGAACGCAAACCGCATTCTGAAATAATGCCAACTCATCATAAGGATAGCCACTCTCATCAACCTTATTCTGAAAACAACCTTTCCAAATAATTCCCTTCAAAGAAACATTCGCAGCTCCAAAATTGACAACCTCAATATTATAGCCACCTTTTCCATTAATATCAGTCATATTAACCTTGTTGGAAAATTTTGGAGAAACAATAGTAGTTGATGGAAAAATGAATTCGGGAAATTCAAAATCCTTATCTGCCAATCGGTATTTGCCTTCGGGTAGTTTTACAAGTTCCCACTTTTCGATACCTCCCTGAATGGTAATGCCTCTATCGTCAGGAGAAACAGGCATTATGGGTTCGTAAAGAGGGGAATGGTTGTTATTTTCCGTTTCAATGTCCCATGTCAAATTCGCTTGCTTATTTGGCTGCATAATCTCAGCGAGATAAACAGGCGTGTAGTTGTACAGCGAATGAAATATTTGTGCAAGATTAGTTGGCATAATTAGTCGTTTGATAATCTAGCATTGTTTGATGAGGAAACTAAAAATTCATTGAAAAGCCTTTCAAGTTCTTTCATGCCCATGCCTGTATTTTGGAAAATCGCACCTTGCGCAAAACTTGGATTGTTGATATTGATGACAGTTCCTGTTTTGCTCGTTCCCTTCCCATCGCTGGCGGAGGCAGCAGAAACAGAACCTTTTCCCGAACCTCCTGCCATTGGGCTGACAGTTGCGACAGGCGTTTTTGGAGCTGCAATTGCGGCAATTGCCGAAACAGAAGCGGAAGAATTGGCAGCAGCAGAACTTGGATTGTTCCCCATGTCCTTAATGTCAATCTTATTCCAATCCCCAACCTTAGCATCTAATCCAAAATAGCTTGCGACCTGATTGTACTTTTCTATTACCCAATTGAAGAATCCTGCAATCTTGGAATAAATGGCAGAAAAAATTCCGCCAAAGATGTCGTCAATTGTTTTTCCTATCACGCTGAATACCTGTACTACAGGACTGATAAAATTGGCATAAATCCAACTTGCTGCGGAGGAGAAAGCATTCATAATGGAGGATAATATCCCGCCAAAAACAGCATCAGCTCTTTCCCACAAATACACGTAGAAACCGACAACAGGCTGAATGAAACTATCCCAAATAAATGTTCCTGCTCTGTGCAACCATGAGGCGATAGAATTATAGACCGAAGACATTCCACTTTCTACTGTTCTTGCAATTTTCGGAACGCCTTGCGAGAAGAAATTCCAAACGCCTGTTAGAAACGCGCCAATATTCCTGCCCACATTCATAATACCTTCACCCACATAAACCCAAAAAGAAACCAAATCCTTCATAAATGGGCTATTGATAAAACCACTTACTTTTGTGGAGACAAATGCAAACAGATATTCATAATAGTCAATTACGAGATTCACCGTATCAATGAGAATGGGCTTCACAAAGTTCACTACGCTACTAAGCATGGCGGAGGCACTACTTACGATGTTGTCTATTGCCGTTCTGAAAGATTCACTCCTATTGTAAAGGTAGTACATTCCCGCGCCCAAGGCTGCGACAGCTGCAACTACAATTCCAACAGGCACAGCAACAGGTGCAATCGCTGCCCACATACTTGCGCCCATGGTACTCGCAGATGCTGTAACGCTACTGAACATCTTAGACAAGGAAGTAAAAGCACCTCCCGAAGAAAGCGAAGTGTAAGCTGTTCTTGCGGCTTCTATCGCGGGAAGCATTTGCGTGAGGTTTAGCGCAGTTTGCGTGATTCCATGTGCAAATGGTAAAACTTCCTTGGTGGCATTAAACGCGCTAATTGAAAAGTTTTCCATACGCGCAGCCATGCGTTCCATTTTCCCATTAAATGTATCCATGTTAATGGCTGCCTGTTCCGTTGCTACAGAAGTTCCTGTAATGGAAGTTTTTGTGCTGTCAATGAAATCAAGATTGCGGAGAAGCACATTCGCTGCGGCTGCATTTTCTGTTCCGAACATTTGTGTTACCAAAGCACTATCGCCTTGTATTTTCTGCAATTCGCGTAATCTATCTGTAAGAGAAAGAGACTTGTCAGAAAGTACATTCATGTTCACTCCCGCAGCCATGAGTTCCTCTTTGGTTGTTTTCGGAAGGAATCTGCCTTCTTCTAACTTTCCAAGAACATTTCTCAAAGCAGTTCCTGCTTCAGCTCCATACTTCCCACCTTGCGCAAGTGCCTCAATAGATGCCGTAGTTTCTTCAAAAGAAACATTCGAATTATAAGCAGCAGTTCCCGCTACATTAATGGCTTGCGTAAGTTGCGGAACTTCAGCTGCACCAACTTTCGCAGCAGCAGCCAAAACATTCATCTTACTCGCCATAATTTCGGCAGCAGTTTTGGGATTACTCAAGTCATCATTGAATTGCAGCATGGAGGTAGTAAGTGCATCAACTGACAGAACTGCGTCAAGCCCTGACGCTTTCGCCAAAGTCAAAACGCTTCTTCCCATGCTATTCAATGCTTCGGGACTATCCGCAATACCAGGACCCAACCTGCCCAAAATATTCTTGTATGCCTCCACATTATTTGCCGCACCTCCTCCAAATTCTTTATTCAGACTTTTTGCAGATTGCGCAAGTTCGTCAATCTTAGACTTCGGAATGTCAGTAAGCGCGTCAAGATTTGCAACCTGCTGCTCAAAGGCTGAACCTTGTGCGGTGAAGCCTTCGAGCGCACTTTGCATTCCCCCAATTGCTTGAGCCGCTTGGTTAATCTTGAATAACCTATCCCCAAACTTATCCACTCCATCACCCGCACCTCCAAGTCCACTGACGAATTTTTTTACGTTGGCAGCAGCAGCTCCCAAAGGAGAGCTGATGCCATCTTGTAGTTTCAAAATCCAGTCTAAAACGTAGGTACTCAAAGTTGCGGATATTGGCGTGTGAAGTTCAAATAAAAATCAGCTCTAGCCCACAACTTAGCATATTCTTCGTCACTAAGTGTGTCGGGGTCTATTCTGAAAACGGAATGAATAATAGCAGAAATGTGGCAGAGGTCTAGCTCAAACCTATCCCCATCTTTTTTCGGAGTTGGAATTGTAGCCTCCGCTATAAGTTTTTTATGATAGCCCTCTTTGGTTGTACGGTCGTAGAAAAATGCTGCATGGCAGTTGATACAACATTTGCATAACTATTTTCAGTATCCACAAAACGAGGGTCGCCACCTAAGAAACAACGTTTGTAGTTTGCGATTCCTGCTGCTACTATATTGTTTCTAGCAACGTTTGCTGTTGCCTCGTCATCTAGTCGTGTTGGATAGCGAAAATAGCCAATAATGGTATTGCCTGTTGCACTCATATCGGGCGTAAACTCTTCTATCTCGATACAAAAAATAGCTTTGTGCTTTTTCTTCCACGCTTCGATTTCTTCAGCTGTGGCTGTACCTTTGGCAGGAGTTTCGGTTTCTTCTACATTCGTAGTTTCTTCCGTTACTTTATCTGATTTTGCTTGTTCGTCCTTTTCGCCTTTCATTTTTAAAAATGCTTTAAAAATCCTTTTACCGTTATTTAAATTTCTTCGATTAGGATATCCATAATGAATAGCCCAATTTCTTGAGAATTATCAGTCATTCCTGCCGTCCACTCAAATTTCGTTTCCATGAATTTGCAGCTTTTCAAAGTGTGCTTAATCTTAGGCAATTCGATTCCATCTCCTAAAATAACCACAATATCAAAAGCGGGAATGTTGCTAAGTTTTGCGTAGTTTACGCCTTGCGCTATCAGCGCGGCATGGAGTTCTTTGAACGAAAATTTCGCGCTCGCATCAAAGGTCTCTCCGCCTACCATCCAAGCCACATTCTTGTTTCCCGCACCTGGGATTGCAGAAATATCTTGCTTGTGACTATATTTCAGGCTTGAGAAACCTACAAGCTCCTGCAAACCTCCAAATAGATATGCTTTCACTTGCGCAAAACCATACTCCTCGCCAAAGGCGTTCACGTATTGTTGATTAGTAGGCATTAGATTCTGTAATTAGCGGTGTCTGTAATTGTGCGGGCTGTTTCATCAGGGCGAATAGCTCTTTGAATTGTTAGCCCATCTCTTTTCACATTTTGGTTGGGAGGAATTTTCACGTCAAAAAATGAGATGAGTTTTTCCTTAACCATGTCGGCAAGTGGTTTTTCAACTACTCCCTTCACAAAAGCCAAAGTTCCATCTTCCAACGTTCCATCGGCATTGTAGCGAACTGTCATATTTTGGAGGGGGCGAATTGCCTTTCTTCCTCTAATGAGAGCCTCGTCCATTGTTCTGCGCAGTTCCAAATTCGAATAATCGGTTTTGTTTGGGTCTGTGCAGTTCCAAGAATCTGAAATATAAGTGCCAGGCGAATCTACATCCTTATACATGAAGATATACTTCTTTTGGTCGAGAAGCCATAAATCCTCATCTGTATAATTCACTGTAAGACCATCATTAATTGGCAAGCCGCTAGACAAACCAACTGCTAAGAATCTTCCATCAATAGTATTCTGAATGTCATACGCACTAACATATCCCATAGAAACATTTACAGGCGTTTTCGACAACACGCCTAATGCAGTTCCCACAGCAGCATGATACAAGACATTGTCATTCGTAATGCCGTTCAAATATGTACGAAAATCAGGGGTATAATCAGCACCAACGCAAACAGCAATTCTGTCGTAGCCCAATGTAGAGAGGTCTAATGCATTCGAAACTTTTCCGAAACTTCTACCCTCTACAACTGCAACAAACGGAATATGATTTTCATAAAAAGCAGTAGCAGTAGCGTGTAATTCCTCCAAAACAATCCATACTTGACTATCTAATTCGTTTTGAGTTGAGGGAGAGTAGTTACTATCAGGATTAAAAATCACTCCAACATATCGAACAGGAGTATCCTGTGCTGCAATCGTAAGCAATTTCTCCAAGTAATCCATATTACCACTCTTCACGAGTTTTTCCCAACTTAATACAGGATTAGCTGTCGAAATCCACAACGTACCATTCTCATGTTGCTCAAAAAACTGCTTAATATGGTAGTGGAAAAGTGCGCCCTCCGTTTTATCCAAGTCTTTGGAAAAACCTAATAGTTCAGCTTCACGAAGACTTCTAAGTTTTACGGGGGTATCATTGTCAAGTCCCGCAGCCGTAGAAGATGTTGCAATAGCAGGGAAATGACCAACAAGTGCTGCAACGGCATTTGAAGGCGTTCCGAGAATATTCCCATTTCCTTCTACAATACGGGTTCTATCTGAAAATTTGTTTGCCATGTTTTTTTCATTGTTCGGACTGCCCTTATGAGCAGCCCGACTTAAAAGAACTGAAAAAGAGAAAAGGACAAACGCAAATCTGAAATTAATCGCAAATTTGCGCTCTTATTATGTATCGGCTTGTTCGCCTGTGTTCGTATCAGGTGTTTTGGGTTCTGTGCTTAGGTTAGCAGTTTCTGCTCCTTTTTTGCCTTTTTTCCCTACCGTTGGAATATCTTCTTTCTTACCACCCGTACCCGTATCATTAACTGGAGGCGTATTTTCTTCGGAAGCAGTTTCTATCGGAGAGAACAACTTGGCTCGTTCCCATTTTTTCACATCTATGACCTTGTCGCTTTTCAACTGCTTAAAATGTCGGTCTAAATCCTGTTTGCGCATATTGGCATTAGAAGGCGATATATGCATTGTACCTTCATTTGTGGTCCAGATTTCACTAACAGGATTTTTTTCAAAATAAGCCTTGACTTTTGCTTCCATTTCCTGCTCCGTATGGAGCGTAAAAGCTCCTACTTTCACAGTACCAAAGGAGATGAGGCTCACAGCCGCCAACGTTCCAACAATAACAGCCTTGTGCTGCGAAATTTTTTCAATTGTGGTTTCAATAACCGTTTTCTCCTTCGGAGGTTCAACTGTCGGTTTCGCTACCGCAAAACAGAGCGGCAGCAAAAGCGAAAAAAATAAAATAAATTGTTTCATTGTAAAAATAAGTTTTGCGTGAATTTTGGAAAAAAATTAAGGCTATCTGCTTGCTAATGCTCGCAAAAGCAAGCAGATAAAACCTAAAGACAAAGCCGAAAAATATATGAGATTAGAGATTAACCTTCATAGATTGCGCCGATACATCTTCCGTTAATTGGCAAGGTAAGTGCGTACTTTCTTACCCCAATTTTAGATGCGCGACCTGTAGGGTCCATTTTGCTTGGCGCGAGATAAATTACTTCAGGAACAGAGAATTTCGCGCACTCGTACTTGTTGAAGAAGATAGAAGCTCTGCGGTCTTGATTGCCCATAGTCGAACCGAAAGCGTTTTTCGTTCCATCATACTTGTAGTGCATTACATTTTGTGTAGGAAAGCCCCAAATTGTGAAACCTGAGTAGTAAACAGGTTGCCCAGGCTTGCGAGCATTCCAAATTGCATTAAATCCACCAACTCCTTGCGAGCTTTCGCAAAGTTCATTGATGTGGTGCGTAGCTAAAACAGCAACTAACCCATCTTCGGGAGTATTCGTGTCCATAAGCTTGGCATACATAGCCTGTAAATCGGATTCTGTGAATTTCTTATATCCACGAGTATTTGTAGTTGTTCCTGTTGTAGGCAAAACTGGGGTATTAGCACTATCAGCCAAAGGCGCAAGATTGAAAACAGAAAGTGCCTTATGCTTCTCGCTAATAGAAATAGCGTGATTAGTAAGAACCCTCTTCGCCACGTCCATGCTCGTAGTAGCTGCTTCTTTATCTGTGATTGGGGTATTTTGTGTGTCCAATCGCTTCAACTTTACTGTAGTACCATCAAATTCCAAATCCTGGTCAGGAATCGCTCCTACGTAATCTACTAATGTTTCGGGCATTGAAGTTACGTTAGCAAGCACAATCATTGGGTCCACTAAGTCCGCAGTGATAACCTTAGAACTCAAGTCGGGAATATCATTCAAGAAGTCTGTTTTCGTTTCCAAGACCTCCGTAAACACCTTGCCATATACAAGCTCATTCAGAGTTGTACTGTTGGGATTTAATGCTGACATATAATAAGAATAAGAAAATTAAAGATTAGAATAATTAGGTTTGCCTTCCTTATCTTTTTTCTTATTTTCTCTTTTGTCTGCCCAACTCATCGTCATATAGACGTTGGTATTCAGCATTATTATTGATGCGCAGGTTTTCAAGATAATCAGGATTTTCCTTCGATAATTCCAAATAAGTCTTACCATAATGGCTCATATTCGCGCCCGCATCAATCGCATCAGATAATTTTCGAATCGGCTTTCTCATAGAGATAATGCCATTCACTTGCTCATCTGTATAAGTCGCGCTCATGAATAACTCTGCTTCTTGTGCGGTGATTTTTCCTTCCTTCTGCGCATTCGTAACAGTCGCAATACGAATAGATTGTTTCAAGGCTGCGATTTCTCTTTCCTTGTTTTCAATCGTTTTCAAGTGCGCCGCATTTTCTAACTGTACTCTGCTAATTTCATTAGAGATTACAGCTACTTCTCCTGCCCCATACTTTTCAATTAGCATCACTAATTTTTCCACATGAGGAGCATTTTTCATAATAAGTTCTCTCGTTTCAGCCGCTTGCATATTGAAGAAGTTAGCGGTAGCAGTTGCAGCCGCATTATCTACAATAGGCACAGCTGGCGGAGGGGTCTGCGGATTAGCTCCAGCACCATTCACGTTATTTTGTGGAGGCGTTTGCGGATTAGCTCCGCTGCCACCGACATTATTTTGTGGGTTATCTACCATTGGTTTGTAAGAATTGAATATTGAAAATTTATCGTTGCTACTCATTGCTGTGGTAAGGGCTGTTGGGTCTGCTTGCATAGGCGAAGCCGCCTCAATACCATCAATGAATTTTTTTTGTAGCGCACTAGCAGAACTTAGCCATGTTTCCGCATCCATCATGTCTTGGATTTCCTTTTCGGGCAATCCCGTTTTTTTCATGTACATCTGAACAGCTAAGGTAGTGAACTCCTTAACCATCGCAATTACAGATTCCGCCTTCTTCACCTCCACGTCCTCCATAGAAATGGTCGGCAGGTGAATCATGTAGAAACCAAGCGTGTACATATATACCTTATCCGCAGCGCAAGCAATGATAGTTCCCGCGCTCGCGCAAACTCCATCAATATAAGCTGTCACAGGAATGCCTAAACTCTTGATTAGATTATGAATACCAATGGCATTGAACACATCGCCTCCGTAGGTATGAATGCGAATTTCAAGTTCGGAACATTGAGCAGCCAAATTTCTAATATTTTGGGCAGTATCTCTGAACCACCAACTATCCCCCCAAATTGTACTATATATTCTAATCACCCCTACAGTAGCGGCATTATTGCCCACTTTCGTGAACATTTGCAGCGGAGATTTTGTCGGATTTTGACTCATTTTAAATGCTATTATTTTTAACATTGTTGGGAGGGCTGGACTTTCTCCAAGCTCGCCTCCCCATTTGATTCGATTACAAAAATGAGAGGTTTTTTAGGCAGGGCAAAATAATAGGTTGTAATTAACCTTTTTTTTGTAATTTATATACAAAAAATTATTGCTATTTCCTAATATTTTTAGTGTAATTGTAACCTATTTTTTTCTTACCCCCTCAATAATCTTTTACTTTGCAACGAAAATCACACCTAAAAAAAATGGCAAATTCAAAAGTAGCAATAAGAAAATTAGCAGAGCTGACCTATCTCTATGAGGGCAAAACCCAAAAAGACATAGCGACTACGCTTGGCGTATCCATAAAAACAGTGAACTTGTGGGCTGCACAGGACAATTGGGCGGAGAAAAAAGAAACAGTAAAAAGTTCACCCGAAAAAACAGCTCAAAAACTCAATATGTATCTCAACAAGCTATTCGCGGCAATAGATGAGAGAGAACTCCCCATCACCTCTAAAGAGGCAGATACCATTGCGAAACTTATCGCTGCGCAGCACAAGTTGAGGCTTGTACCTTCGCAAATGTTCCAAGCGATTACAGGCTTCTTGGATTACATGAGGTTCGTTTCGGAGGATATTGATGGAGATACGCTTGGGAAAATCGCAACTCACTTTCAGGCATACATGGAAAAACAAATAAGCGAGTATGATGCGGTATGATTAAGCAAATGACCGACATTCAAATAAAAAAGCAGGTAGCACTCTACACAGAACGGATAAAAAAAGAAACAAGCTCGCTACCTCAAGAATCTGAAGCTGAAAGGAAAAAGAGGATTGAAAAGCTCTTGAATGACCCTAAGAAATTTCAAGAGTATTATTTTCCTTACTTGAAAGAAACGCCTGAGTATATTATCAAGGCGGCAAAAAAACTACTGAAAAATAAAGACTTTTTCGGTTGGTGGATGATGTTTCGCGGTGCAAGGAAAACAACTTGGCTTTCGTGTATTCTCCCGCTTATGATGATGGCACGTGGCGAAATGAAATTCATGGTGCTTATTGGTATCAATGAAAAGCAAGCGAAAAGACTACTTGGAAATATTCACGCAAATCTTAGTTCTAACGCTCGTTTCATTGCGGATTTCGGTGCGCAGAAACAACTCGGCAGTTGGGAAGACTTGGAGTTCACGACTATGAATGGAGTATCATTCGTAGGAATGGGTATGGGGCAAAGCCCTCGCGGTCTTAATAAGAACATGGTTCGCCCTGATTACATTCTCGCAACCGACCTTGACAGCAAAGCCTTATCTAAAAATCCTTCCCGTTGCAAGGAAATGTATGATTGGCTCATGGAGGATTTGATGGGTACAATTGAAACAGGTGGCGAAGGTAGCAGCCGTTTCGTGTTCGACAATAATTTCTTCTCGAAAATATCCATCGGAGCTATGCTCAAGGAGCATAATAAGGATATTGAGATTATTCGTGTGGACATAATGGATAAGCAAGGCAATCCCGCAGCGAATTTCATTACAAAGGAATGGATTGCGAAAAAGAAAAAGCGAATTGGCTTTTTTGCTTTTCAGCGTGAGTACATGAATGAACCTCTTGAGGAGGGGACATTCTTCAAGGCGGAACAGATTGTTTTTCGTGATGAATTGCCATTACACGAATATGATGGAGTTGTTTTCTATGTAGACCCCACTTGGAAGTCTAAGAAAACTTCAGATACGAAGGCGATTGCGGCTTTGGGAAAAACGGGTTCAGAATATGACTTGCTGCGCGTATTCTGTCGAAGGGCAGAGATGCCCATAATGACGAGTTGGCATTATGATACGGCTTTCGAGTTCACTGCCAACGATTGCTACCCTGTGCATTGGATTGAGGGTAGTTTCAATCAAGATGAGTTGGTGGAAGACTATGACCTTGAGGGGGAAGAACGAGGCGTATGGCTCGACATTATCCCTGATACAGATAGGAAGGGCGATAAGACTGCCCGTATTAAGAGTTTGCAACCTCTTTTCTTAAGGGGAAAAATATTCTTCTCCAATAGACTAAAAGAACAACCCGATTGGGAAACGGCAAAAAATCAGCTATTGGCATTTGAAGAAGGCAGTAGCGCGAATGACGACTTTCCCGATGCACTTCATGGCGCAAAGGTAAAACTTGATAAAATCGCATACTCGAAAAAGTCAAAGGAGAAAAACAACATAAAAGTGGTCAAACGCAGGTCTAAACTTAACCACTAAATCACTAACTAAACTGAATTGTAATGGGAAATACAATCACAAACGAAGTAAAAGAGATTTCAAAGGACGTGCGCAAAAATTATGGGGTAGGAGCAGTATTATTCTTAATCGCAATTATTGGGTTCGGATACTATATATATAAGGAGAATGTCACGCTTAATGAAAAATATGAGAGGTCTAATACCAAGATTGACACGCTTAATACAAGAATTATGATGCTCCAACTGCAACTGTTGAAATGCAATGAGGAGTTGAGATATACGTCAAAATCTTTCCCATCAAAATCAAAAAAGAGATGATAATGAAATCGAAATTATCACTATTGTGGACACTAATGTTCATCGCGCTTATTTTCTACGGTCAAAAGACTAATAAGAGTGAACGCTCGCTCACCGCCTCCGCAAATGTTGCAAGCTACGACTACGAAGTTACCCTCCGTAAAGGGGGCAAAAACTACTATAACAGTTGCGAGTTCCTGACCGACTCTGTAACTGTGTTTATCAGAGAAAATGCGAGGGGGCAGTGTCATTATGATACGCTCAATGTAACGCAAATTGAAAATATTAATATTCTAAAACCTCAATGGAAATAGTATGGCGGACTTACAAAACTTCAAACAGGGAGAAGATAAAAAAATCACTCTCCAACTTCAAAGATTAATAAATGGCAATGTAACTGCTGTTCCCGTTGGACCAGCACAGTCAAATATTGTTGTGGACATTTTCGCTATTGCAAAAATCAGCGGGAACGAAGTTGCTCGTTTTTCACTCAATCAGGTAGCAGGTTCTCTGCCTTTGGAAATTGATGCGAATGACAATGCAACGGTGAACCTACTTCTTGACGCACAAACGACAAAAGAATTCCCAACAGGACAAATGCAAATCGCGGTGAAACCTGTTTTTGTGGACTCACAATTTCCGAATGGCAGACATGAGGAATTTGGTGTTTTCACAGTTTTGGTATTAAAAGGCGAAGCAGCGGAGTTACTTTAATAATGAATTTATAATTTCTAATATTTATGAATGGTATCTTCTTCGTAATTGTATTAATGCTATGCCATTGGGCTGCCGATTACACGCATCTATCAACATCTTGGATGCTCAATGCGAAAAAATTAGGATTTCCCCTAATACCAATTTTAGCTCATGCAACTGTACACGCAGTTCTGATGGGAGTGGCTTCTTTATTTTTTTGTCTTAATTTTTCCTTTTTGTGGAAAATATTCCTCTTCCAACTGCTTACCCATTTTTGTATTGATGTATGGAAAGGGAAAATGAACGCTTGGTTTCCAAGTTTACAAAACCCCATGAATAAATACCATTGGTATATTTTCGGGATAGACCAACTACTTCATAATGTTGCAATTATTTGTATTTACTATTATTGCTTTTTTTAGTATGGCATTCATAACAGCAACAGACCTAAAGCCATTCATTCCCGAAGACCAACTTGATGTCCTAGTCAATAATGATTATACGAATATTAATCCTTATGTGGAGGCAACACAAGTAGAGTTCGAATCTTACTTGCGGGAGAGATTTGATGTTACAACAATTTTCGCGCAGAACGGCAATCGCAGGGATAGCCTTCTTGTGAAATATTTCGTGGATTGTGTGATATATAATTTGTGGGTAGCCTCCGCACCAAATACAGTTCCCGAAGCTCGCAAAGCTTCTTGGGAAGCCGCATTAAAATGGCTAAAAATGGCAGCGAGTGGACAGGTTATTCCTGACCTTCCTCTGCGGGAAATTTCGAATCAAGCACCGCCCGAAATGGTGGGATACAAAAAAAGCACTAAGCGAGATTTTGATGTGTGATTAAAATACGAAAAATACCCGTTTAAATTCGTTTAAATTCAATTATAAGGCTTAAACCGTATTATGAGAAAGAAAAAACCTGCAATCAATACAGACGAAAAAAACACACTATTTTCTAATATAGATAATAGTGGGGAAAACTTAGTAGATGAGCGCAGCAAACATCATTATAATGTACGTAACGCTGTGGCAAAGTCGGGGAGTGCGGGTAATAGTGGAGGGTCTCTATTAGCTAATATTATTAGGGAAGCGTACTCTTATACGATTCCCGATATAAACAAGTGGAAAGCAGCTGTGTCCTGGGCGAAACAACCCAAAGACCAGCGCAGATATTCACTCATTGAAGTCTATGAAAATACACTTGGTAATCTTGACGTATTAGCCGCAGTGGAGTTACGCCTTAATCGTGCAACTAAGTCTAAGTTTCGTGTAGTGGATAAGAATGGGAAGGAAGATAAGGAAAAAACGAAAATTCTGAACGCGCCTTGGTTCAGAAACGAATTTCTGAAAAAAGCACTTGAAAGTCTATTTTGGGGCTACACGCTTATTGAATTGAATATTGTTGATGGACAGATTGTAGGAGCAGATGTTGTGGACAGAAAAAATGTCGTTCCCAACGTGCGCGTAGTGCTGAGGAAAATTTCCGATTCGGATTCCGCAGGTATTAGCTATGATGCGGAGGAATATCAGCGTACCATTATTGAGGTAGGCAAAGCCACAGAGCTAGGAATACTCGAAAATGTATCGAAGGAGGCTATTTTCGTGAAGTTCATGGAAAGTTTTTGGATGAAGTACGCTGAAATGTTTGGAATGCCCATTCGCGTGGCGAAAACAGCTTCCAACAATCCAAAAGTATTATCCGAAATAGATTATATGCTCGACAGCATGGCGGATGCGATGTGGATGCGATTACCAACACAAACTGATTTTCAATTACTTAGCGCAGGTAGCGGAGATGCCTTCAATGTGTATGAGCGTTTTCTTGCTCGAAAAGATGGTCAGATTAATAAGCTCATTCTTGGCGGGACACTCATTAATAGTACCTCCGCCAATGGTTCAGGTGGTACATTCGCCCAATCCAAAACGCATCTTGAAATTGCAGACGATATAATGGAGAGCGACAGGCAATTCTTGCAGGACATTGTCAATACACAATTATTGCCATTAATGGTAAGTTGGGGCTATCCTCTGCAAGACTGCGCTTTTCAGTTCGACCCCGAAGATAAGGTAACTCTTGTAGAACTGTGGACAATCGTGCAAGGAGTAATCAGTAGCAACTACAAAGTTCCTGCGGAGTTCATTACAGAAAAATTCGGTATCCCAATTGTGGAAGAAGCAGCACCTCCTCCGCCAAACCCCAACCTGAAAGTGAAAAATTTTCAGGAAGCGTTCCCGCAGCCAGCAACAGGCGAGAACGCTTACAAAACCTCTATGGGGAGAGTTGTGGTTGCGAACATTGATTATGCCACGTTAGATAGCGAATTTGAGCAAATGCTCACCGACTTATATAATGGCAATATTACTGAAAATGAGTTACATACGGCTTTCTATCTGAAATTGTCGGAAGCATTGCAAGGCAGTATTGCCGAAGGCTATAAGGTCAATATTGATTACAATACGCCTGATGCATTAATGATTCAACACCTACAAACTAATCTTTTCGCTTTCTCCGCAGCCAAAACTTATGATGAGTTGGTGGAGTTGCGTGATTTGCTTACTGATGCGGATGGGAATGTAAGGACATTCCAAGACTTCAAGACTGATGCAACGGCTGTTGGCTACAGGTATAATGTCAATTATTTGAAGGCGGAATATGATACTGCAATCGGAAGCTCACAAATGGCATCTAAGTGGGTGCAGATTAATGCTGAAAAGGATATTCTCCCAAACTTGCAATACAAAGCAGTCCAGGACGACAGGACGCGGGAAGAACACGCTCGCCTTCATAATGCCATTTTTCCTATTGAAGACCCTTTTTGGGACTATTATTATCCGCTCAATGGATTCAAATGCCGTTGCTATGTGATTCAAGTGGATAACACCAATACGGATAATAGGATTAGTTCGGCTGACGCGCAGGCACTAATGGCGGACAAAACGCCATCTTACATGAAAGGCAATGTGGGCAAGGAGAAAATCATTTTCAATGATAAGCATCCTTATAATGAGTCGCTTCCGACAAGAAAAGTATCTGAACTTTCTGCGGTGAAAAACTATGGAATGAAAACAGGTACAAAAATCTATGAGCAGCAATCGAAAATGCCCAAAAAAGCAACAGACGCACAAAGTAAGGTGGATTACAAGACTTGGATTGAATCATTGGCAGCGAATGAAAATGGCGATATTGTCTTTCAGACCAATCTTCCGCTTCCAAATGGCGATAATACGGAGGTTTTTCTTGAGAAGAAAAAGGCTGAAAAAACCTTAGAAAATGCGTGGAAATATGCGCATAATCTTGAGAAAGTGTTGGCAAATGCGAGCGAGGTATATCGCGTGAAAAATGGCAGTAAGTTGGAAACAACTTACGTGAAATACTTCAAGGAAACGCCCATAATTGTGACCGTTTCTGAAGGTAAAATATTGATTATGAAAGAGGTATCTGAAAAAGATATTGACAATTATAGAGTGGGAATTTTAATGTCAAGATAATGAAAAACAAGTTTTTAGCAATTTTGTGCGCGGGAATTATCATTTATAGCGCGAAAGAAGAAACGCCAACTGTAACAAATGAGGAACATGGTTTCGGCTTGGTTCTTACGCAAAAGGGTTGGAAAAAAGAATCGTTTAAAGAAGTTTTAAATGCGATTTCAAAAACGCACAGGGAGCAGCTTAAAAAGCATGGTAAGGCTTGGGCAATTGACTTACTCAAGGAGTATCTTCTCCAAACTTACCCAAATACAGAGTTATATTCACTCACAACGGTTGATGGCGACTGCACAACAATTGAGTATAAGGTAGTTGCAAGCGTGAATATGCCGAAATATTGTATTTGTATCAGTTTCAGTATCTTATCTTATTGATTATGACTCCAAATTTCAAAGAAGCTGCAAAACAACTAAGCAAACTCATTCGCAACTTTCCGATTACGGCTGCGAATGAGGCGGTGAACCATTTCGTAGCTTCTTTCGACAGGGAGGCATGGGAGGGAAAAGCATGGGCTAAGAGAAAACCCAATTTTCTTGAAAAAAGTAGCAGCAAGAGAAATCTGCTTGTAAAATCGGGAAGGTTGCGGAGGTCTATCAGGCGGGTAACAAATAGTACAGGATTTGCGCGTGTAGCAACTGAAGTTCCTTACGCCAAGATTCACAACGAAGGCGGAACAATCGTTCAAACACCTACGCCCAAGCAAAGAGCCTATTTTGGGCATCTTTCAGAAAAACTTTTCGCTTCCAAAAATAACGCAAATAGTTGGGCAGAAGGGCATAAATATTATGCTATGTCCAAAGCTAAACAACTGACTATCAATATTGAACAACGTCAATTCATGGGCGATTCTCAAATATTGAATAATCAGATTAAGGCAAAAATGGATGTTGAATTCCGAAAAATTATAGACTCTGTGAAAAAAACATGATAGCAACTCTAATCCAACAAATATCCAATAGACTCATCATTATAGGTGGTGAAGACAATGGCATTAAGCACGTTGATGAGTACATGGGTCCAACTTACTTTGAGAAGAATGTAGCAGTAGCATTTCCGTGCGCATTTGTGCAAATAATGCCTATCAGTTGGCAGGATGGTACGCAAAATACTCAGGTAGCCGATGTGCAAGTGAAAATCCATGTATTAAGCAAACAAACTGCTAATACATACATAAATAAGCGTAATCAACCTGATAACGACCGATTTAAGGCACAAAAAGCACTTGACTTCTACGACTTGGCGGGTCATGTACATCATTGGTTACAAGGATTTAGACCTGCGGACAGTCAATACTATCAGTTCGGGAAAATGTGCCGAACTGAGTCACAAAGCGAAACTTATCCCTTAGAAGATTTGCGCTTATTTACAATGATGTACAGAATTAAGGTTGTGGATATTTCTCGCACAATCCAAAATATTGAGGATTTATTCCCTGCACAGGTAGATTTTGAAGATGAAATAGATTCTGTGGAGGAGGGAATGCCGCTTGCTGATGGAAATTAGTTTTTTATTTATAATTCATTTATTATGAAGCGTTTATTATTATTTTGTTCTTTTGTTTTTGCTTTTTTTGCCTCCACACACGCACAAAGTGACTGCGTTAGGCAAGAGAACATTCCTGCAACTTATGAGGAGGAGGATATTGTAATTGTCATTCCTCCCGTAAAAGTAATGGTGCAAGCTGCGGTGCTTGATACTGTCATTCATCAAGTATGTGTGCGTGATGCGACTTTTGAGGAGATGCTCACCTGCGATGAAAATGGTATCTTCACGAAATGTACCAAGACGATACCCGCACTTTATGAAAATGTGAAGTATGTGGTGGAGCTTGCGCCCGCCCAATACGTAGAGTATGGCGGATATGTAAAAAAAGTGAAGAAACAGAAGCTTGTTAGAAATGGGTATATTAAGACTTACAGCGTACCCTGTGCTAATTAGTTAGTTAATTATCAATGAAAAAAGGAAGCCCGCAAAGGCTTCCTTTTCTTATTATTCGAAATCTGCTCTTAAAATCATGCCTTGGTATTCACGAAAGAAGTGCCGAATAACCAATCGCTGCAACGGGACGATGCCAATAACATTGAAAATTTCTTGGCTTATACGCTCCTTGATATAATTTTTTTCTTGAGGCGGTATATTAAGCCAACTTTGAGTTAAAACCATTTCAATGAAATTGTCTTTTTTCCTTCCATCTTCGAAAACCATGTTATCGGCAGCTTCCTCTACAGATTTTTCTATATTGATAAGACATTGCCGCATATCTTCGAACTCCAGTAGTTCGGACTTTATTTCCTCGTACACATCTAAATTCTTAGTTCTGTTGTAATATGCCCAAATGGTATGATATAGCTCAATTTCATCTACGAGTTCCCTCATATTTCTGTGCAATCCAAGCTTAATAGACACAAATTCACTTGAAAAGACTATATGAAAATTGCGCATATTTTCGTAAGCCTTTTTTTCAAGTTCCTTATATTTCTGCCAATAATTATATTTCCTTGTATTCATATAGCGCCTGTAAAAAAGTCTTATATTGTACTTCTTCTGCAATCTGATATAATTCGCTTTGGGCTTGATTATAAGCGAGTTGCGCTCTTTCTAACGCTGCCCAATTCTTATCCCGCAAATAAATAACTGCTGTTGCTACCCAAAAGTTACAGAGTTTCACTAATAATGCTGCGCACTCTGCTTTCTTTTGTTGCTCGTTTGGCTGTGCAGTTGCAACGCTATCTGATTTTTGAATTGCCCTAGCTCTCATTTCGCTGTTGCCATTGTTGGAGAAGGAGGAGTTTGAGGCGCAAGAAACAAGACGAAATTCTTAGAACTATGACAGCAGGTCATGACAAATTTTCCCTTCTCTTCTGCATCATCAGATAACTGCTTGTAACCGCCTTTTGCTACATACAAGAAGGTGGCTGCTACCGCTTCATCGGGCATATATTCCTCCACCGCACATATTTTTTCTATTTTTTCTTGGAAAAGTACACGAGCTAAATCCCTAGCGTATATAAGTTGTTCAAGGGAGAATTGCTGAAGAAACTCAATGGCTTCCACGTCTTGAGATAATTGCAACTTAGAAATCGCATTATGGATTTCTCCTGCCATCTTATTTGTGATGTATGTGAGTCCATTATCCATTGCTTTCTCCTCCTTTCTGCTCTACAATATAGGGCTGAATATGAATCTCATTCTTAGTGCGATTTAGCGTAGCAACTGTACTATATGTTTCTGTTTCAATCAGATACGAAGTATTTCCGTTTTGCGTTGTTTCAATCAAGAAGAAAATAGCTTTTTCTTCTGCGGATTGGTAATCGCCATCAAGAATCGCAGCTTCCTCAATTTGAGAGGCTCTTGTGTGCTTCAGCTTCCCGCCATTAGGCTTAATTTCATACACACCCACCTTCAATTTTTCCTTCATGGCGCAGATTGCGAAGAAGCGAACAGCGCGATTAAGGAAGGCAATATCTACATTCTTTGCGGGAAAAGCCTTAATAGTTTCAAGTTCTATCTTGATAAGGCTTTGTTTGGGCGGATTGCCCCCATCTTGTTTTTGCAGGCTAAAAGCCTGCGGACTTAAATTACTCATTTTCTTTTGGTTTTTGGACTTAAACTTAAAAAAAATAGAAAAAGGACGCGAAGCGTCTGACCGTCCAATGCCCCAAAAGAAAGCACCAAGGGAGTTACCCTTGAGTCAGACACTTCGCGCCCATTATAAATTTATGGACAAAGGGAACTTTCCCTTATGGTTCTCGAAATGCTTTTTATGTATTCTTTTGGTTTTGGACGCTGCAAAGTAAATAAACAGTTTACCAAAAAGCAAACAAAATACATAAAAAATATTTTAACTTGAATGTAATTAATTGATAAACAATTAATTAATATTTTAAAAGAATTTAATTTCCAAATTCTCTAGTTTCATTATACTCCGCTTCTGTGCCGCAAACTCCCTTGTGATGAGAGCAAGTTCCTCTTCCTGTTGAATAACTGATGCTGCCATCACAGCATTTTGTATGGTAACCTACGAGTTTTTTGCGCAATGGATTGACCTTATTGTATATTTTCTTGGCTTCGGGAATATCGTTATAATTAGGAATGGATTGTATTTCCGCTACCGCATCTGCTTTCTTACCCATTGCTGCAAAGGATTTAGCTCGGCACAAACGAACTGAATCCGAAAAATTGCCACTTTGCATTAGTTGCGTAGCTAATTCAACTGCTTCTTGGTATTTGCCTTTTTTATTCATTTCCACCGCTTTTTTGTAGATGTAAGGCGTAGAATCTACCTTAATCAGCTGTTTTTGCTCCTCAACTATCTCCTGAGTAGTATCTTTCTTTTTGTCAAGTGAGCGAGAGAAAGAACCTTTTTGAGAATCTGAATCAGTGGAAATACTGTCATTACTTTTTGTGTTTTTCGTTTTTGGGGGGTCTGGTGCAACGGCAAGCGCAAAAAAACCACAAAATAAATATGCTAAAAAGGCTTTAGCACGTGTGGGGTTATTACTCCAAAACATTACTTTTTGTGGTGCAATTAATCCGAATATTGCCATGCAAGTGCTGACAACAAAACTTAGGGCGAAAAATCCGTACATAATAAGTGATATTGAGTTAATAATGGGAAATATTTCGCAAAGATATAAAATTCATATTTCGTTTTGTGCTTTTTTTCTAAATAATTTATAATCAATTACTTATAAAAATAATATTAGTATTTTAAGTGTTTTTTGAAAAAATATTTTGCTTTTATGCAAATATATTACGTATATTTGCGGTGAGTAAAAATGAGTGCTTATCCTGCGGAGGTACTTATTGCGTGGTGTACTCTGAATCCGAAATAGTGGTATTATCGCTGGTGCGTATCACGAAATTAGGGTTGAGCAAAGAAGCTCGTAAAAAAATCCAGTCAAATCCACAACTAGCGGCAATAAGCATTACCCAAGCGAACTATTCGTGTCACAGTTCATTTGGGCGTACTTGCAGGATGGTGCGCACAAAACAAAAAAACGGCTAAAAACAATGTTTTTAGCCGTTTTTTTTATTTTTAAAATGGAAACTCCCGAAGGAGCTTCCACCTGATATTGCTACCCTAAGCTGCATCACTGCTGCCTTCTTTTCCCATCGGGCGCGTTCTATCACTTATGAGAATACAAACTTACTAAAAAAAATAGTATATTCCAAATTTTTTAGCAAAAAAATAGGATTTCCGAAGAAATCCTATCCGAGAATAAAGAAAAAGATATGAAAGATGCAAACCCTGCTGTTTAAAATGCCCCCTTGCGGGGGCTTGGTTGTGTATGGCAGTCTATTATAGCTTCATCGTAGGACACAGGCAACAGGAATACTTAATGGGATTCCCTACCACAGCGATGCTGTATCTTCCTCTGCTTACCTTCAACTGCCCAAAGTGCTATTTCGTAGCGGGGCGGATTCACTAAGTGCTGCTGCGCATCAGTCTTTCAATCATCCGCCCCTAAAATTATGGTTGCTTGTCGCGCAGGTTGGATTCGAACCAACGTTTTAAGGTTATGAGCCTCACGAGATACCACTTCTCCACCGCGCAAATTTATTTTGCAAAAATACTATGTTTATTATCAAAAAAACAAATAAGTTATACACTTGTTGTGGAAACATGATTTATATTCGAAATTAAAAGCGGCTTAAACACCGTTTAAACCGCTTTCATTTCATAGTAAAGTTCAATGTCTTCTTGGATTTGCTTCGCAGCCTTTTGCTTTTCGCCATTCTTTTTAGCGCGATAGTAGGCTTTTTCACCTTTCATGTTGGCTTTTCTATCTCCCGCATTGCGGTGCGCGAAGGGAGCGTAATTGGATTTTAAGAAGCCTGTTTTATTTACCACCCTGTACTCTTTTAGAAGTTTGTAATATTTGGGGCTGTACAATCCGACTCCTTCCAATACTTTTTTGAACTTCTCATCTGACATTCTCTCATCATCAAACACGTTGCGGATAATGTAGAATACCTTGTCCCTGTCTAGTCTGTTGCTCATAATACGTTGTTTATTAATGGTTTATATAGTCATGTAACGACCACACACCGCAATGGTTACGACTTTTCGCAACTTCTTTCACTTATTTTGAAAGAAAAAAATAAGCCACAAAAATGTGGCTTAAAAATAATAAATCGCGCTCGCGCTAACTTTTCTGCGGCTGTTTTTCAACAATTTTCGCGCCTCCTTTGCACGTTTGTTGCGCCATGCGCGAGGTATTAATTTTTTGCGTTTTGATTTTTTTACGCTCATATTATTGCTTGTTAATTTTTTGTTTTACCTCATCAATATCGCCCTCCACGCAATATGATTTTCCTTCCGTTTCTATGATGGTACTTTCGCCCTCAAATATAAGTGCTACGATTTTACTTGCGTTTATTTCGATTAATTGGTTATTATCATCGGCTAAATTGAATGCAATAAATTTCATAATTGATTGATTGTTAAATAATTAATATATAGGATTGAACGACCCATTTTGGCAATGGTTACGATTTAATGCGAATAATTTCCCTTTTCTTGAAAGAAAGAATGGCAACCTATCGGCTACCTTTCTTCCCCACGTTACCAAGTTCTAAACTCTAAAAGTTCTAACATCTCCTTCATCTCATTCCAACAATCTGAGGTTGTAATTGCTTCCATAATCTCATTCGCTTCCTCCTCCGTTTCCACATATTTCTCAAGAAGATGGTCGTCAGCGTCTGTCCATTGAATTCTGAACTTGAATGCGTTTGGGTTGTTAAAGCCCACACAAGGTTTGCACTCTCTCATGCTTAATGTATAATTTCTGAATTCTCCGCAGTATTCGAATCCGTTCCAAAATGCCTGTTCTAATGTTGGCTGTTTGTGTCCGATGTGAAGTTCATTTGTGATTGGGCTTATCGCGCTCCATACGTGTGTTTTGGTTTTTAATTTGCTGCTCATTTTAGTATAATTAATTGGTTTTGAATAATTTAACTATGTAATGTAACGACCATACACTGCAATGGTTACGACTTTTCGCAACTTCTTTCACTTATTTTGAAAGAAAAATAGCAGCTTTTTAGGCTGCTATTTTTCGTCTTTCTCACGCTCATCAAGCGCGATGCGCACAAGCTGTTTGCCAATTTTGCGGCGGCGTTTTTTGCATTTGGGCTGTAAGTAATTGCGCTCCTCCCAGTTGCTACGCGGTCTGCCCATTCCATTTTTAGGATTTTTATCAAATGCCATAATCAAAAAAATCTTTTCGAATTAATTTGTCTAAGTAGCGTTTTGCCTTCGTTTTGGGGATACCCTTATTGCGGCTTCTTTTGGCTGCCTTGTCGCCTCTCGCTTTCATGTAAGAATTGTGAAAGCCTAATTTTCGCGCTTTTTTGTAGATAGATGATAAATTGCTCATAATCAGTTAATTTACTTTTTGGCAGGAAGCCCACATTTGTGAGCCTCCCGCAGGAATCTTATTCCCAATTTTCAATAATTTTTGAAAGTTCGCTGTGCATCCATTGGCAGCATTCCAAGTCCCAAGTATAAGCTAGATTAGAAGTTGCGGAGGTAGAAGATTGTGCGATTTTGCTTGTAAGTAATCTCTCCGCAAGGTCAGCCTTATATTTAAGCATTTCTTCTTTTGATTTTGAGAATTTCGCTAGGCGAATCATATTAGCCTTTCTTTGCGCCTTCCAAAGTATTTCAGAATCATACTCAAATCTGCCTAAGAAATTTTGAGTAAGGCGTTCTAACGGCTTAACTGCCTCGTCTTGTACGCGCTCAAGTAATGCGTTTAGCTTTTTTAGTTGTTTGTTATTAGTGTCCATCTTATTGATTGTTAAGTAGTTAATAATTAATGGACATTACGAATGTGGGGGCAAAGGTTACGACTTTTTGCATTTATTTTGCGAAATAAATAATTCTTTTTTCTCTCAATTATTCGTAACCATTGGCGGGAAGTGTCGTTACATTACTTAATTGATTAACAAGCATTTAAGTATAATTTTTATGGACAAGGGAAGATTTATTATTACATTTAGCGCGATTTCAGATTTTTTAGAAGTGTTGAGATTCTTCTTAGAATATCAGCTTGCGGTCGCCCAGCTCGCGCTTGAAGAGAGCGACTATTACTTAGTAGATATTAATAGGCAGGAAAAAACGCTTATTGTGGATTGGGCAAATAGTACAGAGGAGGAAGAACGCGAATTTATGCGCAATGCGTTTGCGGAGATTATGGCGGAGGGCTATGAAATTGAAAATATTAACTAACAGTTCATTATCAACTAAATACAATGAAAAAAGTAGTACAAAAAAAATCTAACTTCAATCAACCCATTATTAGAACAAGTATTAGGGGAGGGACAAGAGGTAGAAGTTCGCGTTATGCAGTCGCACTCTTCGACTTTTTAATTTTATAAAATATAAAAATAGTAAATATATGTAGACCTTTTATTTTAGTTTTACGTTTAATGGTTTACATTCGATTCAACTAATATTATCAATTAAATTTAGAAATACTTTTATGGCAAAATTAAAAAATAATCACAGTGGTAAAGGTTTTGAAGTTTTGATACATAGTATCGAATTAACATTGCAACGTTTCCCTAATATGAAAATAATTTATGGAAAAGATGCCTACTTAGTGGATAAACTAGGGAACAACAGGCAAATAGATATTTTAATTCAGGTTAATAAGCCTGATGGAGATGCAAATAAAGAATCTTATTTTATTGCGATAGAATGCAAAGATTATAGAAGCTCAAAAGTTAGCATTGATAGAATGGAAGGATATGTCACTAAATATAATAATATTCCAGAAGTAAAGCAAGTAATTGTAGTAGGCAAAAAAGGCTTTCAGAAAGGAGCAATCAAAGTAGCAAACCATTACAAAATTGGACTATACGAAGTCCCAGAGATGGATAATATTGGAGATTGGTTAGATTTTAGTTTTGTTCAAGAACTCCATTTGGAAATACAAATAGAGATAGATAAAATAAAAATGGAGAGCAATGGTAAGGAATACAACTGTAGCAATAGCAATAGCAATAACATTAAAGTTCTAGCACTTTTCACACGTCAAGAAGATAACTTTCATCTTTTATGCAATTTAGAAGAATTTATTCTACAGGAGGCTGACAAGAAAGAAGCATCTCTAGTGGAACTTGCTATGATGATTAGAGGCATTGATAAAGTAGCAAAAACGCGATTAGAGGATAACATACCAATTACAATAAACAAATTTCAAGATATATACTTAGTTATAGATAACGAATTGAGGGAATTCTTCAAACTAACGGAAATTTCAATTTTATTATCTCTTCGTTTTCAATCTTTTGAGAGACCCATGATTGAATCGCGATATTACAAACCATTGGAAGCCACAAGTCTCCCACAAAATGCTGTAATTGCAGATTTTAGCCTTATTAAAAAGGAGAATATTTACAGAATTGTAAAAGCCACTAACACCAACTATTATAATTTTTTTCATATTAATGAAAATAATGAATTAAATCAAATTCCGCAAATAGAGATAGATATGGAAAGAAGAGTATTAAAAAAGTATGATGGTACGGAAATTAAAATTTCTGACGACATTATAAACTTAATAAAAATACAATAAGCCCACACTACACGAAAACGATTTTTTGATAATAGGGGAAGAACGGGAATTTATAAGTAATTCGTTTGCAGATATGTGGTGGATGGGTATGAGATTGAGTTGGCGTAAAAATAAAACACAACCAATCATTGTGATTGGCTGTGTTTTTCAATAGAAACATAAAGAACTTGATATCTTTATATCAACAACTGACCTTTTAATGCAAGATAGAACCGTTTTAGGCATATTCGAACTCCTCCGCTTCTTTGATATAATAATTTTCTTTTGCTTGCTTTGCGATACCTTTTATGCGAACATTTCTACCGAGTTTGTGCGCTTCTATCGCCAATCCATAATTCTCATCTTTCAAAAACACCTTTATAATATGCTTTTCATTTGCTATTTCAGCCTGAATACTAACTTCTCCCGATGCTTTGGGGTCATTGGAATGTAAGTTATAAACAAACCCGATTGCCTCCAAAGGAACATCTTCCAACAAAAGGTCTTTCACTCTTTTGGTAAATTCTCCAAAATGATTAATTTTCTTATTAATCTGTTGCATATCAAACTTTTTTGTTTGCGTTTGATTTAAGAGTGCCAAACTAGCATTGGAAAACTTTACCATTTTAAAGACATTATGGATTGCGATAAAAAGTTCTACATTTATACAATCTTTATGTTCTTCGATATAATTATTATCAATTTCTAATATATCTTTATTGATTGCTTCTTCCACTATAAAGTCCAAAATGTAAAAAAGCTTATCCGCTACAATAGATGGCTCTAAAATATTTACAGGTATTAGAGGTAGCTCAAATTTAGTTATAAAACTTCCTTTTTGTGTTTGTAGATAACGGCAACTATCCAAATAAGAACCTACTTCTTTCTTTGCGCTACCAAATATTGGTTTTCCTGTGCTGATAAAAGTCACAATTTGCTGCAAAACCTTATAAATACCATCAATGTTTGTTCGCACCCTTGACAATTTTATGCTACCATGTTGAGTATCATTATCCGAAATTCTAAAACTAAGTATAGAATTATCAGATGAAAATATTATCATCAAATCATCTTCTGTAAATTCATCTTCATAGATATTTACAAGAATGTTTATCAGTCGTTTAACAAAATCATCGAAGCCTTTTTTATGCTCGTTTACAGGCACTTGAAAAAGATAGCCTTCTGAAATGCCCAATCCTTTTGGAGGCTTGTATTCAACAATACTACTTCCATTTCTAACAAGCTTCCAACCACGATGCTCAAGAAAAGACCTTATATTTTTTACTTTTAGGCTCATTAGTTTTGAAGTGCATTATAGATTTTAGGGAAAAAATTTAAATCAACTAAGTTTATTTTGGGTATAGCGATAGTTTTAGCAGAATCATTATCTGTGATTTCTTCGTTTTCATCTATTTTAAACCAATAAGCGCATTTCCGCACCACCATTTCGTTATTCTTTACTATCACCCACTCATCTTTATTTTCGGGAAGAACAAACAATATCAAAATTATTGGTTGATATCCTCCTGCTGTGGTTACTAAATCGTTGTATGTTTTTGCCTCTAACGAGTATTTTATCTCTTTATCCGTAATGGAAACTCTTTTTTCGGTAGTTGCTTTTAGTTGTAAACAAATATAAAGAGTTTGTTCAACATGACCTCTACCTGTTCTGGGCAAAGTCTTAGTGTAACGAACATCAATACCATTATCTCTCTTACTTTCCACAGGATAAAAACCTGCTCGGCTGGCTATAAGCCCGATATAACCTCTCGAAATGTCTTCTTTAATATCGTTCTCTGTCATAATGGATAAGGATTTACAAATATATTGTATTATTTTAAATAAAAACAAACCCCTAAACAATTTTTAAATGTATTTCAAAAAATTGCTTAATGTTGTTTATTACCATTGATAAAAATAGTAACGGGGCTTCCGCCACAAATATAATATGCTTTCTTTTGATTTTACAAAAAAATAAAAAAAATTTAATGACCTTTTATTTATGAAGCATAAATGAGAAATTTATTTAATTCGTATTAGTTTGATTATTAGTACATTATTCTTATTTTTTGATATTAAAAATAATTAATATATTATAAATATTTGTATATTGTTAAATAATAATTTATTTTTGTTCTTGTCAAAAGAGCATACTATAACGACTCTGTTGACCTCGACCACCTTTGTTGTCATTAATAACTTGGAATTAAGTTACAATATTTAATTTTATGGAAGAATTTAAAGGAGAAAAAATTGAAGCCGATGGATTGGGAAAAAAGGTTTGTTACTACTATGATAGTGCCGCTGGCATAAAACAAATATCCCATGAGGTACATAAAAAAACAGGTATAATTGTTCATTATCCGCGTGGATATGAAGGTGGCGAGAAGTATAGAACCATCAGAAAATTTGTTTATAAAGGATATAAGGATAACAAAAACCTCCCTGTTGGCGTAATAAAATCTGTTTCTTATGGTTGGGGCTTCACAAAAACGTTGAACCCATTTAGTTACTATGTTAACGAAAATTTTGACATTGAAGAAGTATTTATTGAGAGAAAGGGTAAAACCGAGTTGGATTTAGCAAATAAAGTATTGTATTTGAATGAAGAAGCATTAAAATTACTAAATGACACATTTAGTGCAGTATATAAGAAGCAAAAAGCGGATATTGCTTTCACTACAAAAACTCTTCTCCATTCATTATTTCCAACTATCGTTGCGAAAGAAACAGGCATTTATACCCCAAATACATTGGCTGTTTCATTGGCATCTTGGGGGAATAGTATAGATGAATTTTCCGAAGATGATAAAAATGCCATTAAAAGTTTATTTGAAAAATTATCGCTTGGCTCGGATTTTTTAAATATAGAGGCTCTTGCAAAAACAAAAGAGATAATTGATACAAAATATATTCAAGAAACATTGATAAAATACAAATCTCTTATGGCATTGAAAAACGAAACCGAAAGCGTGGAAAAACAATGGCAGGAATTTTTGAACGAAAATAGTTGGATTTTCTCTTCAATATTTGCACAACCGATAATTTTATTCAAAAGAGAAGCCTATGTAGGTGGCAAATGCATTGATAATCAAAATGGTAAGTTTAATGATTTTCTCATTAAGAATAAACTAAGCAATAACATTTCATTTTTAGAAATAAAAACGCATAAAACAAAATTGATTGAAAAGAATGCTTATAGGGGAGAAGATGTATTTTGTGCTAGTAAAGAATTGACGGGTTGCGTAGTTCAAGTCTTAAATCAGAGGGATAATTTTCAAAAAGAATTTTATAGTTTAAAGGTTAAAAGCGAAGGAAAGCGCGGAGGTTTTGAATCCTTCAACTCTAAATGTGTTGTTTTGGTCGGTTCATTGAAAGGTTTGGATAAAAACCAACAGCACTCTTTTGAGTTATACAGAAGCAATAGTAAGGATGTGGAAATACTTACATTTGATGAATTGCAGCAAAAGATAGAGAGCCTACAATCTATTTTGAAACAATAAATATTTTACCAAATGACTAAAAGCGAATTTTTAAAGTCTGTGCCTAATATGCTAAAACCGTATTCAAGACAAGAGGAAGCCTATCTTGAAATTGTGGTTGAGACAGACGAACAAAAGGGCATTTGTTATAGGAGCGATAGTAAAGCAGCTAGTTATGGAACTTACGGGAAAACTTGGGCGGAGGTCTATCAGAAACTGCAAAAAGTTTTAAGTGAAAATAACCACATATAAAAAAGGGGAGTTGCAATAGCAGCTCCCCTCTTTTATATATGTATGTTGTTATTCATTTGTTGGATTAAAAATAAAATTTAATCCGTATTAGTTTGATTATTAGTACATTATTTTTTATTTTCTGAATTATTAATAATTCATTTATAATAATTTTTATAAATGCTAAAACATTTATTAAGTGTGGTCGTACAAATTTCCCTATGATTAATTAACAAACATAAATGAAAACAACACTACATCTAAAAACATTAGAAGTTGCTTTTATTGATGCTTTTAGGCACACAATAGAAGATTACAAACTTGATAGAATAGAAATAGAAGAAGACTGTCGTGCTTCTTTTTACCATCACCTGCGCCCTACTATTGATGGATACGCAAATTTACAAATATATCTTAGTCACAATTTACAGTTTTTACCCGTAACGGTAAAACCCGACATTACTATTATGAGAACAAATAAATATTTTCTTTGTTCCGAAATAAAAATAGCGACCAAGGTAAAGGGAATACTTAAAGAGATAAATGTAGGGACGGCGAAACGGGATATTAAAAAGATACAGTCATTTAAAGAGGGCTTTTATAGTAAAGATGGTTTTTCCTGCGGCTATGCGGTAAGGATAGAAAATCGGGAAAACAAAGTTGTTGCCAACCGCAAAAGGTATGAGGATTGGATGCCCGATTATTTTAGAGAATTATATTATTTAATCGAAACGGGGGAGTTTTGTTTTTATGCAGTTGCTAATGTGCCAAAAAAGGTTGGCAGAAAAACAGTAAATGAGGTAAAGGGAGGATTGATAAAAGTGAAAATGTCGGAATTGGGAGAACTAAAATTATCCCAAGTAATAAAAGATAAGTTCAATACTAGATATAAGGTAAATTTATTCGTTTAACAAAAAAACTTCGCAGTCGCTTAAATGCGACTGCGAAGTTTTTTTTATATAACCACACGCCCTATAACATACTCACTATATAGTTGCGCAATTTCCTGCTCCGTTAATCGCGCTAGGGTTTGGATTTCAATTTCATCTTCCTCCTCTAAGGCTTCAAATACCATTCCGATTTCGCTTTGTGTTGCTTCGCTTATTGTCATGTCCGCAGCCCAAAAGAAGCGTGTCATTTGAAAATTTCCCTCCATGCCATTTTGCTCTTTTTCTATTACGCTTGCAAAATTCGCTATATCCAATCCGAACCCTTTGCATACATTTTTGGCGATATTGTTACAAATTAAGAAGTGTCTAACCCAGTATGTATTCGGTATATTTTGCATAATTTATTGATTGTTAATTATTTAATATATGCAATGTAACGACCACAGAGGCTAAGGGTTACGATTTCTTGCAAGTATTTTCGCTATTTTTCAAACAAGTTGCCTATTATTTAATACATGTAATGTAACGACCACACAAGGCAAGGATTACGACTTCCAGCAAGTATTTCCACCATTTTTCAAACAGGTTGCCTAATTGAACATTGACGCATACGCATAAATAAATTCATAAAAATTCGCCAATCTCGTTCCGAGCAAAAATACGTGAATTTTTATCTTTGAAAAATGCGGCTAAATATTTTTTGATATTTTTTTTGGGGTTTTCTTACCAATAGCAAAAAAATAATATATAATTACATGATTATCAATTAATTAAAAAATTATGTGATTTGTAAAAGCTAGAATATATCAATATATATTTGTGGTAAATCTACTTCAAAGAAAACGAAAATATGTAAAATATCTTTTTCGACCAACGAGCGTAATATTTAAAAATTGAGCAAAAAATGGCAAAAAATACAATCTACAAGGTCTATTAGTACATTTGTGCAAGATTTTTAATTAAAAAAATATATCATCTATCAATATTTTATCATGACAAACATAAAAACAGAACGCGCTCCACCACACAAAAAATAGGAGTCAGATAATGAAAGATGCATCAAAAATCTTTTAGCTGCCTGCTCACTAACATGAAATGGAAACGGAGAATCCTCCTAAAAAGGTAATAACAATAACTCAATTATATTGAGGTGGTCGACTATTGTAAAATAGTCGGGGTAGATATTATTGTATTTTTAAATTTATTATATTTTTAAATTTATTATATTTTTTATGAAAAAAATCATAAAATTTTTCAAAAATCCAATAGGATTGGAAAGCAACCTACGCATTTCGGTAATTATCGCAGAAACGATAATCAAAATTTGGCAAATTAAAAGTAAGTCAAATGCCTTGAAACTTGTAGGTGTAGGATTGAGAATCATATCCATAGCAATAACTATTCAGCACGCAACAGTGCATCTAAATGCTTTGATAGTTGTGGATATTATGCTAAAAGTTGCCAATTTGATAACTGAAATCATTAAATTTAGGAAAGAGCAACTTTGATTTCCAAACAAAAAGAGGGGCAAGCATATCTTGCGCCCTCTTTTTTTATCTTACTGCAAACGCAAAATCCAAATACTGCGCATCCACGTGTTTAGAGATTTTGCTCTCAAAATGGCTTGCTTCCCAAAAAGTACAATCACTATCCTTTTCAATGAAATCAGTCATAATCTCCTGCCGCGTGTATTTTTGGGCTTTGTCAGGATTTATAGTATATCCTTTCCCGTTAATAGCCCATAAATTTACTGAGTTGCCTATATAACGTTCATGCGAACATTGCACATAGAAAAGTGCATCTTCGGGAAATTGCAGTATCTTTTCCATTCTCTCCGCCCTTTTCTTTCTGTCCGCAATTATCTGATTTGCACTTGAATATCTCATTTCGTGTCCTTCAAACATTACAATATCGTCATCTTTATGGCGTTTGCTCCGTATTTCGGTGAAATGATCATAGCTAAACTCACATTTCTTCTTTGCCAATCCTGCCGAGTCTGCATGGACTGTGGGCAGTTCTTCTATGTTTCCGTAGTATGGGTAGCCATTGAACTCGTCATTGTCCACCCACACTTTCCATGCTTTTTTTACAATTTCCATTTTGATTAAGTTTTAGAATGTGTATATAGCACCGCATTTACGGCATTTCGCAGTAAGCGTAATCTCATTTCCAATTTTCATAACACCAAAAGGCTCAAAATATTCCAAATCTTTTTGAATGTATTCCAAATCTTTTGCAGTTTTGGAATGGTCGGGTTTGGATAACTCTAGACACTCACATTTTTTCTCTTGAAACTCAATTACCCAAACAAAAGGGTTTTCTTCCCAAGAACCTTTCCCATTGATGCTCTCCCAAAGCGTTTTATAACTTTCTATGGCAGATTCAACAGTTCTTCCTGCCTTATCATAGTCCTTGAAACAATCTCTTACTCCTCCCGCAGATATTTCGGTATAAGCTATTATTCCCTCTGCAATTGCGTCTTGTTCCGAAATATCTTGCAACCTTTCAGCTCTCACACCTGTAATCTCCAATCTGATGCGGGACATCTCCTTAGCCATGAATAACGAAGGTTTCTTGATAATTGCCCCTCGTGAACGGTCAAAGCTTGCATTGTAGTAGCATACTTTTCCGTTAGATAATACCTTGTGCGGGAGGTCAGGATAATGCACCTTATCCAACAGAAAGTATGTTTCCTTCACCCAAAGTGCATCCCCAACTTTGTAGGGGCATTTTTGCAGGTTTTTCGCTATTCTCCTTGTTTTGCTTTTCCGCTCAAGAAGAATAGCCTCCACCATTTCCCGCGTGAATAAAATAGGTCTTTCCATAAATATTTGATTATTAAAGTTTTAATCATTTTTCTGCGGGAGTACAAAGTATTCTTCCACACAATCCTCATACTCGCCATTCACTTCCCAATCATCCCATTCCTCCGTATCAACCAAACGTCCAATCATAGTTTCGCCATGCTTTCTTATTGCGCATACCGTTCCGATGGGAGGCAACCCATCTTTTTGTGGTTTTTTCCACCTGAAGTTGTCAGCGACTTCTTCTATGGATTTTCGCAGCTCTCCGCCCCTGATTGAGATGGAAAAATCAAGGGCTGCTTTACGCGCATCATCAGAATTACTTTCAATAATTTTGATAAGCATTTGTCCTGCCTTTGCCGCAAGTGATTCTAACTGCTTTTCAATTGTTTGCATATTAATTGATTAATTGTGCATCATAGCAATTATTATTTTTTCTCTTTCGTCCTCACAGAAAGATTCGAACTTTTGCTTTTCGGAATTAAGTTTCTTCTTGAAATCGTCAAAAGAAACATCACAATGTTGGGGAGTATTACCCTTCAAAATAACAATTTCCAAAAAACCGATATTGACATCCTGCCCATCACAAATCACTCGGATTGTAGCCGAAAGCTTTGTGGCATAATTGTTTGGTCGCCAATCATCTTTTGTCTCGTACATGATTTCCCCTACGTAGGAGATTTTTTCCGTTCGGAAAACTTTGCCGTTAATTTCTATAATATTGCTCATCAGAATAGTGATATTTGGTTTTGACTTGAATTTTTGATTTTGGAAAGAACAGGCTTTTTCGCCTCCTCTTTCTTCGTTTCAGGCTTCGCACCTAGCGTATCTGTCCAGTCAATAATCTTCAATCCGCCATCTTCAGTTGGGCGAAGGTCATACCCAATAGCTCCCCATGCGTCAGTTTGCTTTTGCATATAATCTTCGATTTCTGTGCGCGTGAGATGGGGATTGCCTCTTTCTAATTTTTGGAAAAAAGTTTCCCGCATCTCCGCCCAAAATTTGCCTTCATGTTTGTTTACAAATGCCATAACCTTCTCTATTGTTATTGATTATCCATTCTTTATGTTTTAGGAATATTTTTTAGAATTTTTGTGGAATATTTTTTTAATGTTTTGCGTATTTTTTTGAAGGGAAACGGCTTGCAAACGCAAGCAAGCATTTACAAGCCGTTTTTTGTTTAGTGCGTTTGCTGCCACTTCTCCACAAACTTGTTAATGGCATTTACATTTGAAATCCTTGTACCGCATTGATTGGTATAAGACATCGGATGGCGGTTGAGCCATTCTTTGCAAGCTCCGCACAGGCGGAGGAATAGTTCCCAAGTGATTTGTTGGGTATCGTTCTCACATCTTTTCACAATCGCAATGGCTGCTTGGAAGGTGGCGGAGGTCGTACTTTGTACATGATTTATTCCTGTCCAGTAACCATTTTCCTCTTTTGGAAAGAAATACAAGGTTTTGTCGTAGAATAAATGCCCTCTTTTTCCTATTTTATACCAAGCATAATGACCAGGTAACATTTTATATTCAGACCATTCATCTTCTATGTATTCGCCTTCTTCAAGTGGGAAATTGATACTGAGGTCAGTGTCGCTCACAATATCCCTCCCTTTCAATACATAGAAGTAGAAATTATCTGTATTTACGCCCTTCTTTTTCGCCATCAGCAGGAGAAACTCAAAAGAAGAGGCATAATCGCAAATGATTTCGAGTGCTAATGGAGCATAATAATACTGGTTCTCGAATGCGTTCAAAAACGTATGATGCCCATTTTCTTTCCTGATATGAATGGCAGCTCTGTAGCTGGTGTACTCAATATCGAAATCTTCCCTATTTTGTCTGATTCTAAATGCCATTACTTTTCGTTATCATAATAAATTTGATAGAACTTTTGTCCCGCAACCTCATCAAAGCCGCGTTTAATGATAACGTTTGGATTTGTAACGGTTATGGTCACTTTATTGTCAAGTTGAATCGTTTTTTGCGGTTGCAACTTGAATTTCTTCACCGCCTTGGGATTAATCTCAAAAGATGGTGGGATTTGGATTCCCTTTTCCTCCTCAACAAGTTGTTTTTTCCCATCTAAAAACTTCATTTTATCATCATCAATAATCACTTCCTCCCCGAATACCTGCGCATCAAAGTTTTTATTCGATTTGAAATAGTCAATTAGCCGTTGGGTATTGTTGATTTGCTCAATTGGGTCTTCCGCAACCATAAAGCCGCTAGATAATTCAAGATAATTCTTTGTGAATGAATAGCTGTCCGCACGTTCTTTTAGTTGGAGAAAATCTTCTTTCCAAAGAGTAGAGGAGGAATTATCAAAACACGCTACCACAAAACCATTATCTCTTTCCGTATTAAGTACAAGGCAGCCCCTATCCAAATTGTTGATATTTAAGCCTTTGTCGTGATTAATATGAAAGTTGGCTTGGTTAATTTGTCCATCAACCTCCACCTTCAAATAAGTGTCCCAAGCATCAGATTTGAAAATACCTACTGCGCTAACTTCCTCATCGTCAAGTATAACGCCTTCAAAATAAACGACATACAACTCGCCTGATTTGCTTTTGGGCTTGTTCGCAGCTGCTTCATACAGAAGGTTTGCAATGCTAATCGAAACTGAATGAAAATTTTGCTGTTCCACATCTCTAAAAATGCTCTCGCTATGAGCAAAAATCGCATTACCACCATCTTCCCGCGAAAAATTGTACAAATCTTCTCCGCGAAAAGGGGAAAGGAAGTACATCATTAATAGTGCGTGAATGTGGTCGCCCTCAATGTTGAGGGGAGCTTTGGAAAATACAATCTCCTCTCCCCGCGACTTGTTGCCAATCTGATGCACCGAAGCGATGCGGATTGTTGTGTTTGTGAAATCTAATGCCATGTCCTTTTTTATTTAATAGTTTGTTGAAATTCTTCTTTTTCGAATAATGTGGGCTGCTCATACACGCCCATACCGTATTTTCTCTTTCTGATGTGGCGAGCTAAGTCGTATCTTAGGTGGCAATCTTGGCATAATGCTTTCAGCCTGTCGTCAGTCACTTGGTGATTTCGGTGGTCATGGTCGAGGTGTGCAATGGTCAATCTTATTTGAATTAGCTTTTTTCCGTTGGGCAACTTACCCCATAGATGCACTACTCGGCTCTCTCCATTCTCCCACACTATGTATTTTCTCTTTTGGTACGGGCGAAGGTGTTCAAGTGAAACGAATTTCCCATTATCCTGCCTGTAACCGATTATGTAATTGGGAAGCCCGCAGGATTCGCAGCAGTTATTCGCTCGCTGTTTAATTCGGGCAACTATCAGTTTCCAATCCTTCGGATATTCTTTATAGTTTATTGGCATGATTTCTAATTTTTGTTCTTTCAATCCAATATAGCCTGTTATTGAGGTTGGCAAGTTCTAATTCGAGTTTTACCTTTTCTTCAATTAATTCGACTGATTTCATGGATTTTTCCCATGTTTTCTCTAGTTTTCTCTCTGCTTTGATGTGTTCCTTTACTTTTAGGGCTGCCTCCGCAGGGGACAAGGCAAGGAACGGATTGCGTAAGGCTCTCAGTTCGGCTATGTAATTGAAATTCAATAGGTATTCAATATAAGCCAAACGCTTATCAATTGCCGCGATAGATTTTCGAATAATTTTTTCTTCAGTTGTCATGGTTTTTTTCGATTGCGAAGTTTCCTTAATGCTATTATTTCATTATCAGTAAGCGGTGGAACGCTGCTAAGTGTTTGGTTATCAATATTCCAATATTTTTTTTGTCCGTTAATCTGAATCTCGATTAACTGACCATTTTTTTTATTGCTGATGGGATATTTTTCATCTATATCTCGCTCGTTGGCAATAAGAACGGTCCAAGTTCTTGGAATATATGTTTCTATTGCGCATATCCGTACCACATTATTTTCCGAAAATTTGTAAGTATCCGCGCAAAACTTTTCGCCTGTGATTACATTTATATATTTTGTCATCTTTTTTTTGTTTTTGGGGCTAATAGCCTCCGATTTACGGGGGCTATTAGCAGTGTAAATCCTAATTTTCGAGTTGGAAAAAAGCCGACCCTGTCAGTACTTTTTTCTCCTGTTCAGAAATTTTCCCCTGACTAATCATTTGCGCTCTTTTAAGTGCCAATGCTTCCTGCTGCAGGCGCACTTTTTCAATGCCTATAATGCTGTCTGCAAGCATGGAAACTGTCTTAGCCTTTTCGATTTCAAGTTCGAATTCCTCATTTGACAAGGGATTTTTTCCGTCATTGTCGTGGTTAATTCGCTCAAGTGCTGCGAATAGGTGAAGACGTAGTTGTTCTGCATCAATTTTTGGTTTTGCCATAATACCTTTTTATTATCGTGTTTAGTTTTCTTTGGAACGCTGCTTTTACGTGCAGTATATCTTTTATTTCTTGCGGCAGATAATTAATCGAATTCCTTCTCATATTATCCGCACGGGAAATCATTTTTAAGTTTCTTAAGTCGCAGTTCATCGAGTCTCCATCAATGAAAGCGATTACGCTTCCTTTGGGTATTTCCCCGTTTGCCTGTTTCCATACCCACCTATGAAGTTGTTCCCATTTCCCTAACTCCACTCTAATCCACAGCGTCTTCCAACCATTATTCCTCCTCACAACTATCTCTCCATCCGCCTCTTTCGTATTATGCGGCTTTTGCCCCTTTTTGAAAAATGTGTGTTTACATTTTTCGTAGGCTTCCTCACTCATGGGAACGCCCTTATTGTGGGGGATGCGACCTTTGCCGCTGTACATAAAAGATTCAGATATGTTTTCTTTCGAGGTTTGCGCGATGCATTCTTTGGACTTTTTCAGTCCAATATTGTTGGCGTACCAATATATTTTGCTGATACTTATTCCAAGATGCTCCGCTATTTTTTTCGTTGGAGTGTCCGCATACTTTTCAATCAAATATGCTTTTTCCTCCTCTGTCCAAAAGTGTTTTTGCCCTTTATTCTCCATTTTTAATTCGCTTTTAATTCTGTTTTAATTCTTGACTCATGGAAGAAATAACAGTAAGTATTTCCTCCCAATTCCTACCTTCCTTGCCCGCATCATAACAATATTTCAACACTTGAAACATATTTTCTCTCATATCAATCGTATTGGCATTGATGTACTCTACTGATAATCTGTATTTTCTTGCATAATTTTGGTCGTTTCGGAACAACTTCTTATGTCCATAAATGTGGTTCAATACCGTTGTATGGCATCTGCGCCCCATTATTTCCGCAATTTTTTTCAGTTCTAATTGGCAGAAGTCGCGCAGCAGAACTGCGCACTGTTTCCTTGCTTCGACCACCGTACCATGTCGGCTGTCGCCCAATACCAGCTCTCTCGGCAACTGATGGGCGCGACACACGCTATTGATTATCAGGTTTTGTATTGTGTTCATAGATGTGCGGGAAAAATCGTGAAATGAAAGCATCATGGTCTTCCATAAGTTCTCCGTAGTTAAGCATTACTTCATCTTTTGTGGGAAAACGAATAGAAGGGATGGGCATTTTATCTATTTCGTCCTTCATTCGTACCAAATCTTCGTACAATAGCGGCTTTGACATTAATTTTTCTGTAAGGTACTTTTCCCGCGCTTTTTCTCCGCCTCTCTCCACATTAATCGCAAAATGCTTTTGTGTGTGCAGAAGAAGCATATTTTGTTGGTTTATTTCTTTTTCGTGAATTCGGGATAAGTTCCCTGCCTGATATTTCTCAGGGAAATAATTTGGCTGCGGAATGAAATCCAATTGAGACTCATATACCTCGCATACCACTACTTCTAAGTTCCTTTTCTCTTTTTTTCCTTGCCAACTCACATCTGCATACGAATCAGATGAGGTTATTTTTTCGTACCTAATAACCTTGAAATTTGGGGATAAAGGCTTATTTCTTTTTTCCAACTTGAGAAGAATTTTACCTTCCCACTGGCAGAAGAAAACAATCGGGCATTGACATATCAGCCAAACTTTATGTAATAGATTGTATTTCATTACTTTGCATTTAAGATTCTGTGTTGCTCATTTATGTAGTATTGCAATTTTTTTGCTTTTATGGGGGTTCTAGCTTCATGCTCCAAAGCGGGATGAATATTTCCCTTATTCCATTCATTGTATATTTCTTGCCGCTTTGCTCCACTGATGTTGTAAGCGACATTGCGTATCTTTTCAATCACTTGAAGGTAAGTTTCTTTTTCCAACTCTTCGAATCCTTCATTTTTCACGCGACCTTCCGCAAGTAGAATATCCCACATGAGCGCGAACTTGAACGAGCCGCTGCCGAATATATCTATTTTGGAGTTTTTTTGCACCAATTGCCAAAATTCGGCAATGGTTTCGCTTGCCGCCTTTTTGTTTGCCTCTTTAGTTATTTCTTGAGGCATTGGCTCGACAGGCTTAATATCGCTGCGCGTATCAACGACATATTGGCGGTAAGCATTCAAGATGCGTAATGGATTGCTTATCAGCATTTCATCTTTCACTCCGAAATGGTCGAGCTTGCCTATGTAAGCGTATTCGAATGCAGTTTCAATATCCTGTACAGAGAAGTGAGCGAAGTGCTTAATCATCATGTTTACCTGCGCACTAATCCGAATTGCTTGCTTTTTGTCGTTTTCATCGAATTCCAACCCCGCCAAAATCTTGTAATTCACGACTGATTCTACGAATAATGTGCGCTCTTCTTCCGTTAGTTTAGCTATTGGCTGCGCTTGTATCTTTTGTATGCTGCTCATTGTCCCTAGTTGCTTGGAATTTTTGTCTGATGTAATACTGGTCTAATGCCCATATTAGGGCTTCTTCGAGTGCTTCATCGTATGTGGAGAATATTTCTCCCATGAACCGACTTTCATATAGGAATTGCACTTTTTCTCTGATAGCGGAAATGCTATAATAGTAGCACACTCTATCTCCTGTGGTGATACTTGGTTTTACAGTTGGCAGATAGCTACGGGCAATTGATATTTTCAAGAAAAAAGCCAATACAATATGTTTTACCGCCCAATCGCAACCGCGTATCATTTCCTCATAATTACTCTCACTTACATCATTCCTTGCAGATATTGCCTCAAGATTTCGCTCATAGCTTTTCTTGTCGAGGGATAGAAAATGAGATTCTTTTCCCTCCACATGGAGGCACATCCTCTCATTTCCATTCTCAAGAAAAACCAAATACTTTTTACTTATTATATTGTGTTTGAATACTTTAAGCATCATAGTCGTATCTAGTCTTTAGAAATATTATGACCCCTTCTTTCTTTGGGTGAGAGACTACCAGTTCTCCATCAACCCAAGCTTCCCAATTATTGCCGTTTGGAATGATTTTAATTTGCATTTTTAAATTATTTATTAGTGATTCTTTTTATTTTGGGATTCTATTGAGTGCCAATAGAATCCCATTTCAATAACTCAATCTTCCTCTATATCCAACCACCCGCCATCCATTGGGTAGTAGTCCGTTTCGGATTCATCAGGTTCGAAATTGGGATACCAACAATCGTTACATTCTTGATATTTGATTTCTTCCTCTGTCCATTCCTTTTGGCAGTTTGGGCATTTTTTTACTTTACTCATCTTTTTTTAATTTTTTTGGGTGATTCTTTTTTCAATTGGGAGCATTAATCTCTCATCAATGCTCCCCGTTTACACACTTGAACAATTTTACCTCAATTTTTCGTGTTTTCTGCTGCCGAAGCAGGAATGACGTGTATTTTTTCATCTTGCACCACCGACATTCCTACCCTCGCCAAATCTTCCACCTTCAAATTATCTCTATCTCGGATAATACCTTCTTTATCAATCTTTTCCATCGTAACGACATAAGATGCAAGAGGCGTTTTTTGGATTGCATCTAAGATGCTTTCTTCATTCCAACCCGAAAGGAATTTCACTTTTGGTGTTCCCGTTCTAAATCCAACTGTACCATGCACGAGCGCGAAAGTCTTTCTTCCTTCAAATAACTGCGGGTTTTTCTTCGCAAACTCTTTCAGCTCTTTCTCCTTTTCCGCAATAATGTTGTCGCAATCATTGACTTCACTTGCATACTTTTCTCGGACAGCGTTCAATTCCTCGTCCATCTGCCCAACTAACTTTGCCTTTTTTGAAACAGCCTCATCAAATTGCTGCATGGCAGCTTGGGCGGCTTTTTCTTGTTCCTCGAAGGAAACTGTTGCTCTTTTTTTTGCCATAATCTAAGGTTTTGTGGGGTTCGGATTGGGAGTTGTGTCGGAACTACTCTGACCTTGTTCTTCCTCTCCGCCCCCTAAGTGAATGATAATTGTGTTCATATAGTTGGTTGCTCAATCAAGTTCCTCTTCTTGAATAAGAGATAATATGCTGAACTTGGTGAATTTGGGTATGGATTCGGTTTCTTCCTATTCTTCCTCCGAATCTTCTTCCCAATCTTCTCCCTCGAACTGATTATATTCTGCGATTGTAGTGTTGCAGTGTATTATCATTTCGATAGCCTCTCTATCTTTTCGCCCTTCCAAAAGTTTTTTTACTTTTTGGTAGTGGGAAACATTTTCTAATATTTGCCCTTCGTAGGTTGCCATAATTTAAGTGTTTGATAATGATGCTATTACTCCCTTATGTGAATCGAATATTATTTCTGCATTATCGCCATGAACACCTATGCAAACTGGACGTTTATTATCGTCTGTGGAATAAATCGTAAGCGAAAGCAACTTTCTCTTTTTAAGGCTAATTTTCGCCATCTCCATAAAACCATCCCATTCATGTAAGTATATAATGTTGGAAGATGTATTTTTTTTGTTTGCCGAAAAAGCTTTCGACAGCTCATTATCCTTAACGTTAGTAATGTCTTTGTCTTCCAATAATTCGAATTGTGGGTTTTCTAATTTTTCCTCATTAGAGGATGTGATTAGAAATACATTATTTTCCGCTACTTTTCCCTGTAAAATTAAATCAGCAGCGTACACAGCCATCTCATTGATTAGATTGTACGCAGTTCCGTTCATATCTCTTTTAGTTCCCATAAATTTAAGTGTTTGATAATAAATGAATTAATTCTTCTTTTTCACTTTCCAAGTCCCGCAGCTTTTGGCGAAGTGCCGAGATGTGTGCGGGTTGGAAGTGTGTGCCGCTCCGCAGAGCTATTTCTACTTCCTGCATTTCATTGTCTATTTCAAGAACTCTTTCCGACTCAGCAAAAGCGTCAATGGGAAAGTTTTCTGTGATTACTTCAGCGGCAGCCACAATCTTATTAGATATGTTTTGCGCTGCTAGTCCAAGATTTTGCATTGCTGAAAATGTCGCTTTGGGAAGCCAACTTTGATTTACTCCTGTCGCCCGTTGCTCTAGGAATATCTCTAATGATGTTTTTTCACTTTGCCCCATAAATTTGTTATTTGATAATGGAAGAATCGCATGGGGGATTCGAACCCCCTACCTGCTTCCGAAAAATAGAAATTGGTTTAATAATTTCACGTTTAGCCGCTCTACCATTGAGCTAATGCGATTGCAGGGCTTAGCCCAAATTCGGAAACTCATTTTTGAATTTATCCAATAATTCAATTCCCTCTTTCGTAATTTTTACGCGGACAGACCTGCGGTCTTGGTTGCAATGTTGGCGTTTTAGCAATTTCAGTTTCTCCAACTTATCCGCGATAACCGTTATTGAACTCGGCACTCTATCCACTTTCTCTTTTATATCCGCCATTCTAATGGCTGGATTTTCATTAATAATGGACAGTACAAGCATTTCTTCCTGTGAAATACAATTGTCTTGAAAAAAATTTCTTAGTTTGCGTAATCCTTCCATGCTTTTACTTAATGTTTGAATTTATCATTGCTTATGCCCTGATAGTCAGGGTTTTGAAAACTTGTGTATGCCGCATTCAAAGCAGCTTGGAATGAACTCGGTGCGCCATTACCCGCTTCAGTAATTGGCGTAGCCAATACAGATTTGAAAATGTCAATGAACAGGTTGATTTTGTTCAGTTGGCTGACAAGTTTTGGCGTGATTATAATGCCGCCATTGTTGCCATCATTCATTACCACCTCACCCGTATCAATGCGAAATTCCCATTTGAAGCCCTTGCCAACAATCAATATTTCGCTGAGTTCTTCAGTTTCCACGACTGCGAAGCCATGCGGAACTTCATCAATCACAACCATACTACCTACTTTCGGAATATTTACGCTGCCCACAAAATCCGCATCATGTTGGCGAGCAGTCAATAATATACCTTGCATGGTCGCGCCTTCGGTAGGCTTGCAAGTGCAAGTCATTTTAGACTTATCTACGCTAATAACTTTTGCTGTAGCTTTTGAGGGAGTATAGTTGTTACCGAACATTTTTTTTCTGCTTATATATGATTGATTTTACTGTTTCGGGAGTATAGTAGAACTCTTCTCCCAACATGGCTAATATCTCGTCTTCGGGAATTTTGTATATCTTGTTTCCCCTACGAACACTTTCGGAGGACAGTTGGATATACTTCTCATAGACTTTCTTGTGTCTATTTGCCGTTATTTCCTTCTTTGCGTTGCTCATTCTTTTTGTGGATTGCTTGTAATTGAGATATGACTTTATTCAGTTGGTTTGCACTTAATTGGTTGATTTGCAAGCCAAAGCCGCTACTACTAACCAAAAAATTGTTAAGTCTTTCCATATCTACCTTACCCTCTTTTTCCCACCCCAAAAGATGAGCGTAATGGATTACCTTTTTTCGCTTCGCTTCCTCGTTGGAAACTTCGCTTTTCTTTGTGAATTGTTTGATTATGGCGGAGGCTTCCGCCTTCGTCAGTTCGCTAATAGAGGATGTTCTGCCTCTTGTATGGGCTAATACTATCGCTTCTTTTGCATCATGCTTGGCGATGAGTGCGCCTACATAGCGTTTTTGCTTGTCTGTTGCGTTTTCCGTTGCCATAATTTTCACAATTTTGCGACCTGTTGGGGCTGCGAGTCCCATGAGCGTTTAGCCCATCGTGCGCTACACAGGTCGAAGGTTCTTAGCCTTGTTTTCCTGAACCGTTTGGCTCTGGTGCGTCTTTTTCCTCTTCCTCTTCTTGCTCTTTCTCAGAAGGTTTTGGGAATGGGAATACTAATACTCCCTTGTTTCTACCTACAATGATATTCACTTCGGTATCATTTTGCTCCTCCACAATGTGGACATTAATGAGTGTTTTAGCCATTGTTTTGCGTTTGTTTAGTTTGTGAATCTTGATTAATAATTTTTATAATGTTGCTGATTATAGCAGTAATTTGCCTATAATCAACTTCGTTTTCCGCAGGATTACCGCTCCACTTGCATTGCGCAATACGCGAATTATAAGCGGCATCAGATTCTTTTGGCTTTTGCTTGGAATCCTTATCTCCGAATGTAACCTTGATTGTATTCATTACCTTTTCGAAGTGCTGTCCTATTCCTTCCTTCTCGCACAGTAGCTCTACATCTTTTTCGGAGGGTCCATACAGCTTCTGAATGAAGGTGAAGCGGGAGAAATACTCAGGAAATCCTATCCAACTTCTGATTTCTCCGCTATTCATTCGCTGCAATTTTTCGTAGAAATACTGGTCAGTGTAGGTGAGAAGTACGCCAACCATTCCCTTGGTGCGGTCTTCAATTATCTGAATTGCCTCATGACAAGCGTTTTTCAACTTACCCGCATCATCAAACATTAGCAGGGCATTGTCGCTGTTCATCAATTTTTCGATAATTTCTTCAAAAATATCCGCTTCTGAACGGTCTTTCCACTTATTCGTAGAAGTTACTTTTCTTTGGGTTTTTATGCCCATTGAGTCCGCAAGGGCAATTACGAAGCGTTTTCTACTCATCATTTTGTTGCAGAGGAGGTAAAAGCAGTTCCCTCCTAATACGCCCGAACTCATAATGTGCTTCAATACTGTTGTTTTCCCGAAACCTGTGCGCCCATAGACTAACTTCTTACTTCCTTCTTCAATACAATGCTTCGCAATCTTCACGATTTGATTGAAGTTAGGCGTTTCTATAATTTGTTGCCTAACAATCCCCAAAACTGGGTTATTATATAGCAGAATGAATGTTTTATCCGCCATTTTGTCGGCTTTTCTGTTTTTCAACAGACTGATATTAGCTGTACTAATGCTCAGGTGTGTAGCTAATTGCTGTGGGGAGTATTTTTTGGTATTGATTAGGCTATTCACCGCATCATATACTCTCTCCCTGATTTGCATGATTTCCATAATATTCTCAATTATATATTGTGCTTAAATCAAATATTTCTGCCTTAATTTCGTCCTCAGCCTCATTCAATCTGTCCTTGTGGTGAGTAGAAGTAGTCGCGCCAAAACCGCCTTTCAGAACATCCTCGGGGCGTATAATATCCGCTACAAGGTCTTTTGCTTCTTCGCGTTTTTCCTTAGATTTTTTCACTAAGGCTTTCTTTTTCTCTTGTTTTGCTTGGCGTTTTTCGCCATCTCCCTCTTTCATGTCGCCTAACGCCATCGGAATATCTTCTTTTTCCATTGCGAGCGTAAGGTATCTGTCGCCTAAGTACACCGCAATCATAGAATAATCTGTGGGGTCGTACTTGATGTGAACTGACTTACCAATTGTAGAAATATACTGTTCCATCATGCTCATATCATCTCTGTATATCTCGAATTTCCTTTTTTCTCCATTCGGGAAAGTGACTGATATTCCGTCATTTGTGGGCGTATAAGTCTGTCTTTTGTCTCCATTAAGCCTCCACACCCAAAATAAATCTACTTTTCTTTCCATTGAGAATACTTCAAGTGCGTCTCTGTGGACATCTAAGCTATTTTTGTGTGCTTCTGCGGGACTCATGCGCAATCCTTTTTCGTGTGCTTTTTCCGCAGAAAGGCTAACTCCGCCCTTATTTCTGTTTTTCGGTGGACCTGCCGAGAGAGGGTCGTTGTTCCAAGATTCAATCATTGTCCGAATCTGCTTAATAGCCTCGTCTTCTTCAGGGAATTTCATTAGGTTTTTCCGCACAAATTCCTCGTTGATATGAGAGCTTGATTGCTTAGACTTGATTCCTAATCCTGAAAAGTTAATCCATTCCTTAGCCTGTGATTCGAAAAAATGCTTAAAAGTAGGCTCAATTACTTTCGTTTTTGCATTTCCTGCCGCAGCAGGGAAGGCGTGTGTGGCAATTTCGCGCATCCAATTTTCCATTTCTTCCCCTATTGCTCGTGTATTGTCGTACAGAAGTTGATGCGGCTTGTACCCCTCCTTATAGATAGCATCTTTCATGGCAGCCATAATAAGTTCTCGGTTCTCATTCCCATTCACGATTCCCGCCCCGACAATTTTCCAAGAATAAGCATCAGTCACAAATACCGCATACAATCTTTTTGCTGTCCACACCTTATTGCCGTTTTTGTCTGTCCTCTGATATTTCATGTAGATTTCGATTGGCGTACCATCTATATTCCACAACATTCCAGCTCTTGAAGGTGGTTTTCTTGAAATATTAGGCTCATACTTATTCTGCCAAGCTCTTTTCCCATCCCTGTCTGCCAAGTAAGTCATCTGAAAATCATTGTCCTTCAAGTATAGCCTCACTGTAGCTACCGAAACACTATCCATTCCATGCTCTGATAATCTTCGATTGAGTTCCCTACATAATTTCGCACCATTAAACTTGCTATTCGAGTATAATTCCCCAAGTATGGCGAGAAGCTTATCATCAACTTTTCTCGTGTTTTGGTTACCGAATTTGTGAGAAATGAGCGTTTCATAGCCCTTTTTTCGTATTACGGATATCTTATTGTCCAATGCTCTCTGCGTTATTTGTAGTCCGCAATAGCCTTTTTTCTCAGCTACCTTCAGTATCATTACAAGTGCTTCAGCGCGGGAGGAAGCCATGAGAAGCGAATAATCGTGATTTTTCTTGCATTCCTCGTAGAGTTCAATAAGGCTTTTCGAATAGGCGTAGCTTGTAGCAATATCATATATATCCACCTCCGCTATCACTCTATTTTCCAATGACTTCTTGAAAAATTCAATATCCTCTTCCTTAGTTGCCAATCGTTTAACTATCTCTGCTATCTTCTTTTCCGCAATAACTCCTTCCATTCCCCCTAATTTTTTTTGAGTTGCCGCAGGAATAGAATCGAAGGGGATTAGAATTTTGCGTTTATCCTTCTCATCTTTTACGGATTCCCAAGTCCCCTTGTAAATGGCATTCTTGATTGTGTTTTCCGAAATGCCCTTTTCCACGAGGTCTTGAAATTCAAGGTATGGTTTGGAATTAATTATTTTCATGGATTCACATTTCGTTTTGTGCTTTTTCTTATATTTGCTTTCGAAACTCTGATAATTTCATTTCGACTTTCTCCGAGTTTCGTAAGCGATTCAATTATTGCGGGTCCTTTGCCCCGCGTTGGCTTGCGATGCCCTTCAATCAGTAATCTGACATATTGCCTACTTACTGAAAAGTGCTTGCATACCCACATTATATCGCCTCTTTGTAGTTGCATTTTGTTTACCTTTTTGAAAACTATAATGCAAATATAAAAGGTTTTTTCTTAAAAATCAAGTTTTTTTCTTGAAAATCAAGTTAAAAACTTTGATTAATTTGTAATTAACTGAAAATCAGTTGATTATTTTTATGAAAAATAAGAAAATTTTTAAAAGTAAAAATATTATGGAGGAGCAAAACCGCTACGATTCTATTAAGGAACGCACCAATAAGAGATTCACAGACATATCGGAAATTATAATGAAGAGAATAGATGTGCGGGATAATAAGAACCTAGCACACATATTAGGATTCAAATCTGCGCAGTCGCTTGCGGATATAGAAAAAAATAAGACGAGGGTAACTTCAGAAACGCTCGGAATAATGGCGAATACATTCAAGGTAGATGGCAATTACTTTTTCAACATGACGGAGGAAGAAGCTGAGGAGTATTTAGCCTGTTATCAGAAGGCTGTAAACGATTACAATAGGCAAATAGAAAATGTAATCAGCGACAATAGTTTTGAAATCAACGCACAAAATTTCATTTTCAACGGAAGAGATATTTATGGGAATAATAACTTGCCTGAGATATTGAAAATACAACAGGCACACATCGAAGACCTACGTGCGCAGATTGAGTTTATGAAACAGCTTATAAAAAAATAATGCATACATTATAATGTAGGGCAACAATCTTTCATTTTCGGTAAAGATTGTTGCCCTATTTCGTAACCTTTGCCCCCTGTTTCGTTTGACTGACATATATAAATTATATAAGTCATTGATAATGAATACACAAGCACAAGAAATATTGGGGCAAAGAACCACAAAGGCAGCGAAAATACATCAATTACACGCGCTTGGATATACAATTAAGGAGATTGCGGAGATGGTCGGTTCGGGAGAAGGCTACGTATATGTGGTAATCCATTATAGGAATAACAACCCTCCCCGCAATAATAGGACTGCTTCCGCAATGCAATTTCAACCATTCAATAGAAAATTCGGTATTGAAATTGAGATGTTCGGAGTAGAAAAAAGGAAGTTATTGAACGCAATAAGGGCAGAAGGAATAGAGATACATGACGAAAATTACAACCATGCAACTCGCCCGCACTGGAAACTTGTAAGCGATTCCTCTATTCAGGGTAGCTTAGGAATAGAGATTGTAAGCCCACCGTTACAAGGGTTAGAGGGATTAGCACAGGTAGAAAAAGTGTGCAGCGCATTAAGCAGGGTGGGCGCAAAGGTCAATAAATCCTGCGGATTTCATGTCCACATTGATGCAAGCACATTTACACTTGATAATTGGAAGAATATCTACAAGAATTATATCCTATTAGAAGATGTGATTGATTCCTTTATGCCGATTAGTAGACGCGCAAGCAACAATTACTACTGTAAGAGCTTGAAAAATGGTGCAGTAAGAACACTGGTTAGTAATATTGATAATTGTAACTCGGTGGCGGAGGTAGACAGATTGATTACACGCAGCGACAGGTATTACAAGATTAATTACCAAGCATTTTTGAGACATGGCACGATTGAATTCCGCCAACATTCGGGAACGGTAGAATACCACAAGATTTCTAATTGGGTTTTATTCCTACACCATTTAATCGCGTATTCGGAAAGGAATGTAGTTAGCGGACAGGATTTTGAATCTTTATCCAAATTTATTCCCGCAGAATTATCAACTTATTTACAAGGACGCATCAACGATTTATCAGCATAAGCATAATATGAAATTTAAAATTGAAAATCAAAACACCATTATAATAGGAAGTGACTACCCGCAGGTAGTTGCTTCCATGCGCAACGGAGCATTTAATCCATCTGATTCCATTCAGCAATACATGGAGGAGTGTTCGGAGCGGGCTAAGGTAATTTATGGAGAAGGGATAATTATCAGGCAAGATAGTGAGGAGAATTTTGTGCAAGATTTAGTTAAAGTTGGATATTTAATTCCTGTTTTAGACTCAGAAAAAAGCACACCTAATTTTCCCGATATTTATATTTATCCGCAGGAAAAAAGCACACCCAATTTTGGCGAAAATGCGGACATTCCTCCAAGCCAAACCCACACCTAATTCCACACCTATTAACACACCTAAATGAAATGGGGTAAGCACATTTAACGCTTACCCCATTATTTTTTTGCATTTAAACCCGATTTAAAGCCACTTTAATCCTTATTTTGCCGCCCAAATAGGTATCAAATAGACTAACTTAATGCAATTTGTGCGGCAATAATACCTAATTCCCTAATCGAATAGAACTTACATTCACATTTCGTTTCAAGCATTTATTTTTTATATTGCTTGTAACTTACTGATAATAAAATACTTAAATAGTTTTTTCTATCTTAATCAATTCACATTTGGTTTTGTTACCCGTAAATGACAGAAAAGGAAAGATTAAAAGAGATG